ATATAATCCGTCAGCAATTCGTCGTTGGCTTTCGCGCGTTCAAGCTCGTTCCAAGGGTCAATCATGATCAGGCTAACGCCGTCTTTTTCGTAGGACTGCCAAGCCTTGTGCAAAATCCATTCGATAGTGCGCGGCTCGTCGTCGTAATGCTCGTATTGCGAGGATTGGACGAAGCATCGCGTATGCGCGAACTGCCCGAAGATGCTGCCGCCCGGCTTGTCGCCAAAGATGCCTTCCAGCTTTTGCAGAAGGCGCATTTCGTTTTCGGGGACGTACAGCCAAGCTTTTTTATTGTGGGTGTAGCAAAGGTTTATAATTAGATTGAACAGGAACGTACTCTTGCCACTGCCGGGGTTTCCTGTCGTGACAACGAGCTGGGTCGGATAAATTTTTAGGATTTGATCCAGTTCGGCATAGCCAGTCCCCATCGCGCTTTCAGACCATGGCGCAAGCTGAGGAAGATCAGCCAGGGCGTAGTAGCCGGGGATTCCATGGCGCGGAAATGGAAGCGGTTTGTTCATACGAAATGTCCTCTCCATGCTGGTTTTTCAGATGAGATTTCAAGAATGCCCTCAGCCCGATCCTGAGAAAGAAAGCGGCAAGCGTGAACAGCCTGAAGCGTTGGGTTTTGTTTGAGGTGCTTTTTGTACGGCTCTATCGCCTGGCAGGCTGCATGCCGTCGCCCAGGATCTAGCTTCATCCACTCCCGCCAAGCCTCTTTTTTCGACATTATCCCGGTTCTCGGAAAGGGTTTCCAAAAGGAGGTCTCAAATTCTTCCGAGTATTTTTCCATGGTCCGTGTTCGCTTGGGAACCGGACAAGATTCTTTCTTTCCTTTCCTATCCCCTCCCTTCCCCTCCAGGCCTATTGATAGAGATTCATCGCTAGGAATAGCTACGATTTGCGATTGTTCTGAAAAAGGAGCCGGACAAACCTTATATTTGCTAGGATTATCAATCTTCTGATGCTTAGCCCAACCCGTGATCTCGAAATATTCTTTGTCGTTTGCGGAGTAGAACAAAATAAGTCCGTGAGAACTAAGTTCGTTCAGCATGTCCTGTATGTCGGCACCGGAAAGCTCGTCACCCGGCATTACCTGGGCCTTGATGGTTCTGGGAGCGACGGGAGCGCGACCAAAATCGTCAACGAAATTCCATAGGCCAATGAACAGCAGCCGCGTAACAGGCTTGCAATCCATGATCTGCTCGCTGGTCCAAAACTCAGGCTTAATCGTGCGGATGCGGGCCATGCTAAGCCGCGTCCCCCATATAAGCCCTCACAGCTTCAGCTATGATTGTCTCGGGCCTCTTGTGCGACTTCATCGCCTCTGCAAACAAGGCGACCGCCAGCGTGCCCTGTAGCGGCACCGAGAAGGTTACGGGCTGAAGTCGATCGGTGATCCGGGCGGTTACGTCACCAAGTTTTTGCCATGTGTCCGTCATTGTTCCCCGCGCCAAAAATAGAATGAATGGTTACGCGAACGCCTTCTACGGCCTCGCTCCATGACGCACGAACGCTACGAACTATTGATCCATCGTCAGCCTGGATAATCCCGTGCTTGACGAGCAAATCTTCCGGTGCCTTCAATAGGTTGGTGATGTCCCTCTTTCGGTTGTCGCGCCCTTCCTGAAACTCGAAGGACAGAACAACCGGGCCAACGACTTTAGAAGGCCGCTGGCGCAGTATCTCGTTTCCTGCTTCCATGATCCATGAGTCGTATCGCTGCGAACGGAAGCGGCCGTACTTTCCGTTGACGAAAAGATTGTTAACGCTAGGTGGGAAAGGCAAATTGATGACGGTCACTGGGGACCATACGCCAGTGTTGGCGCCCCCTGATGCTTCCAATCCCAGATGAACCAGGCGTGGTTGAACGATGGCGATCCGGTCGAGTCTTCGAACCACCTAATTCGCTTGGTCAGGACCAACTTGCGTGAGAATGCGGTATGGCCGGCGAAGAGATTGCCCCTTGTCCGAGCATGGTCGAAGTCAGTCCGTAGCAGCATTGCAACCTGCCCAAAGCTGGGCTGCATAAGGGCTATCGAGCGCTGAATGAAATCGGCTGCTTGGCCATACGGTGGATTCGTAATTATCGCGTCACAGCCGCAGGGCGGTTCTGTGCTGAAAAAGTCTTGGCCTTCATGGATATCGCTGCCGACTATTTCCGCGTCCAATATACCAAGCGCGCGCACCATCTTGCCGCTGCCTGAAGCTGGTTCCCAGACGACAGATGGAGGTCGCATTCCGGCATCTAACAACGCCATCGTCACCCATTCCGGGGTTTCGTACAGGTCGCGCTCTTTGCGCTCAAAGCCGCTGTCCCTCTGACTCATGGCTTAGCCTTCTGTTGAAGGACGAGCTCGTATCCAAGCGTCTCGGCCCACGCCGAAATGAGATTTAAGTTCGGAAGGTTGATGCCCTTCTCGTATCTGCAAACGACGTTCTGCGGACGCCCAACAGCAGCGCCAAGCGAGACTTGAGAAATCCCGCTATCCAGGCGAACCTTGCGAAGAATAACGATCATGTCATGCGGCTTCATGCGATCACCGCAAATTCCGCTCTGTCCCGCTTATCCGCCTTAACCCTCTCGCGAGAGACCGATGAGCAAATCCGCGAACAGAATGAGCGCCGCTTAAAGGAAGCGGTCGTTTCAAGGTCGCCGCCCTTGTAAATCTTCAAGCCGAATTTTCGGCCACATAGACGGCACGGTTTTTCAAGTCTCATAGCATCGCCTCCACGTGCGCCACGTCGTAGGCGACCTTCCAGTCTGTTTTGATTGCCGCTTCGATCTTGCGAACGCCATGGATGACTGTCGTATGGTCTCGACCTCCAAGCCTGCGACCGATATCAGGGAATGATTTTCCGGTTAGTGTCTTGGCGAGATACATTACGATGTGACGGGGATAGGCGATCGTGCAAACCCGACGCGCGGACTCAAGATCATTATTGGCGAGCTTGAAATATCTCGCTCCGGCTCGCTTGATGTCCTCCACCATGGGAGCGCGAGGCTCTGCGTCAATGATGGAAAACCACGGTTTTACGACGGGCGCCGTGACCGTCTTTTCAACCGGAATTGGCGTGGCATGATGCTTAATAAGCTTGGCGAGAAACTTCGTTGTGCATTTCCGGTTTTCGATACGGCGTTCGCATTCGGTCTGGCCGAGGTCTTCGATACTCATGACTTCCCCATTGTTCGCAACTGTGATGCAGGCGATAGAAATTTCCTCGCCGTGACTGACGGCGGTAGGCATTACGCAAAAATCACAGAAATCAGGGGCGCTCGGTGATCGCGATAATCACCGCTGCGATAACCCTGGCTGGAGGCTCGTACTCTCCCGACAGCCAGCGTTTCGCCGTTCGTTCATCCTTCCCGGCTATGCTCGCCAGATGCGCCGCTGTTTTGATGGGCCATAAAAGCCTTGCAACAGCAGCGAATTTCAGCGGTGGGACAACCGTGTCCCTTTCGGGATTGTAGTGTCCCTGCATTTCGCTGGCGGTAGCCAACGGATTGCCGAATGATGAACGCAACGCCCTACCCCCGTGGAACGCAACATGACGCTACTAAGATTCACAAACGAAACAGAAATAGCCGAGCTATTGAACGAGCAACGCGAACATGATGATCGGAAGCGAAAAGGCGAGGCCGAACACCCCCATCATCGTGATCCACCAGGCGAGGCAAACCACGTCGATCATCAACTGCGAAAGCCAGTGGCGGGTTAGATGGAACGCGCCGGTTATTGGATATTCGCCGCGATAATATTGATTGTGGCTGTTAGCCTCGTTGTAGAAGTTTGGTTTTGACCGAATAAAAGGCGACTGGCTTTCACCAGCCGAGTTGACCACACCACGCACGGGAGGGTGCTCTTGGCGGGCAAACGAATTGGGGAATGTCATGCTGCGCTCCGTTAAATTTGTCTCTCGATGGGACACGACGCAACGCGGAATCGATTTATGTCCGATAGGTAACAAAAGAGTTTGCAAAATTCCTGCGGTATGGTTTGATTGTGACAATCATAAAAACCATCCTCCCGTTGAACGGGAGCACGGCAGGGACCCCCATGTCGCTTATCGATACGTTTGGCGTGCCGGAATATTTTTGCCCGATGCTGGGCGCCATCGAAGATGCGGGGGACGGAATGATCCGCATCGTGCGCTGCATCTCGCGAAACGGAGTTCTTATTCCGGTCGTGAGCTGCATTATCCCGGCGCACTCGGTTCTCCAGGTGGACCCGGTGTTGCGAGAAGTGGCCCTCAAGATGGCATGCATTCATTCTCATTGAGCCATCTCCCCGAAAAGCTTTTCAGATTGCGCGTAAAGGTCTGGGCGCAATTCCTTGGCGGGGATGCCCGTCCTTTCCGAAACTGTCGGAAGCAGTTTTTCATCGATTTTGCGGCTGCCGCTTTCCCAGCGGAACAGCGTAGGACGGCCAACCCCAAGCCTGTCAGCCAATGCCGCCCTTGAAAGCGGCGGCTGCTGAGATTCCCGATAGGCGCGAAGCGGATGGATAGTTCCCATACCCGCGTTGTTGCCAGATTGGGAACGGGCTGTCAAGCCCCTTCGTTGCCAACTTGGAAAACGACGCCCCAAATGCCATGCACTATAGTTTCCGGCATGGCAACGATCCGAAAAGGCGCTCGCCTTCACTATTATTTAGAAGAATGGTTCCGGCACCTTGGCCTTTCCGACCAGGATGTGGCGAGCCGGATGGGGCTGTCCTCCCGCACTAGCGTCTGGAAGCTCCGCACAGAGCAGCACAGGCTCACGCCAGAAAAGGTGGCCCGGATAGCCGACGCCATCGACAGGCATCCCAACGAGCTTCTATTCCCTCCTGAGGTGCCATCCCTTGACGCCATCGCCCACGGCGCAACCCTGGAGCAACGGGCGGCGATGGTAACAGACATTATGCGGCGTATGAAAAAGGCTGGGTAATCATGAAAAAGGCAATTTTCGCTGTTTTATTGCTTACTGGGTGTCAAACGACTGAGGAGCGGATCGCCGCCGACGATACCCAGTGCCGCTCTTATGGAGTCGCCGTAGGTTCCCAAGCCTATATCCAGTGCCGAGCCAATCTTGATACCAACCGCGCGAACATCAAGGCGTCGGAACGATTCGGAAACTCAGGCGGCATGGTGGGCTGGATCGAGCGCCAAACGGACAAATAGGACGCTTCAAAACTGAGGTCTCCTCGTAACCCGCTGATTCATGCGGGTTTTTATTTGCCCGAAAATTATGTTCCCAACTCGGCAACTTCCCTATTGACAGCCCGTTTCCAATCTGGCAACGTCTCGGATAGCAAATCACGAGGGGAAGCCAAAAATGACCCACCCGCTCTATTTGATCGAAGCCAGCTTCGGACGGCTCGGCAAATCATTCATCGAAACCGATCGCGACGTTAACAGCCGCGCCCATGTCATTGAGCTGATCCGCTCTGGCGAGGTCAACGCCTTCAAGGTGATTGAGGTTTGCGAAGACGAAGGCACGGTTCGCGATGTTACTTCGGACATACTTGAAGAGGTCGAAGCACTCGCCAATGACGATCTCCCCATTGATGAGCCTCGCGAGTGGGCTTTCGATCACTCTCGCGATCTACGCAAGCACGGGGAGACAGCAGAATGACAGATAGATCATCCTCTCCGCTTCGCCACCTCGATATTTCAGATGACGCCGTTGCCCGCGACATTGCCGCCGAGAAGGCGCGGGAATTGGTCGCGGCCTATGAACGGATCGAGCAGCTTCAATACGCCCTGAAGGGCCTGCTTTTACTAATCGAGACAATCAAACCCCGCTTGTCCGACGAGGTGCGAACCGCTCTCCGAACGGAACGGCGAATAATTGACGCGATGGAGATGCTTCGATGATGGACGATACCTTAGACGACGTTGCCAGGGCCATGAAGGACGATGCGGTGGGATACGCGATCTATCAGTCCTTCAATGCGATTGATGATTTGATCGTCCTTGCAAACAAGCCGGAAACCCGCGCGCAGGTTCTCGCAGAGAGGATAGCCCTCGGCCAGCTTCTAAATCGCTGCCAGCTTTTGGTTTCCTTCGCGCTTACCGAAAAACCCGGACTAAGGCTGATCCAAAATGGCTAACCATGCAACGGCCCAGGAATTGTTCGATGAGCTTTGCCGGCCATTCGCGGCGGAAGAAATCGACTGGCGCATCGGCTCAACCACCAAGGACAAAACAAAAGGCATGGCGCTTGCTTACATGGACGCTAGAGCCGTGATGGACCGGCTTGATGGCGTCTGCGGGCCTGATGGTTGGCAATGCACTTATCTAGTAACTGGCCCTCTTGCGGTTTGCAATATCGGCGTTCGGATGCCTTCCGGCGAATGGATTTGGAAAGCGGACGGGGCTGGCGCAACAGACGTTGAGGGCGAAAAGGGAATGCTCTCCGATGCTCTTAAACGCGCAGCGGTTCGTTGGGGCATAGGTCGCTATCTGTACGAGATGAAAGCTCCTTGGGTCGCCCTTGAGGCTGCCGGCAACTCCTATCGCATCCCTGAAGCTGAGCGGAAGAAACTCGATCAGGTTCATGAGGAATTTTGTCATTCGGCGGGTTGGGGCCTTCGCGCAGGTCGGGTCGCCTATTCCTTCGCTAATCAAGTCGTGAAGCATTTTGTAACCAGTGCTGCGGAAGCCTCAGAGCTTAGAGACCGTAACGCTGGAACTATCGCGCAGATGCCAGTTGCTATGCGTAAACACCTTTCCGACACCCTTGATCGGATCGGAGCATCATCAACCTCAGAGGCGGCAGAATAATGGCCATTAGATATGACGCGGTAATTTCGCGGAAAGATAAAGACGGCAACGTTCGCTATACCAAAATCGGCGCAGCATTTCCGGCAAAGGACGGCAAGGACGGTTTCAATATCGTCTTGGATGCGCTGCCTATGCCGAACGCAGAAGGGCAAGCCTGGATATCGCTCTACGCTCCAAAGCCGAAAGATGACGGCGAGCATCACGATCAGCGACCTATTAGCGAGCGGGCGATGCCTAAGCGTCCCGATCCAATATCAAGCGGCCGATCTCTCAAGGCAGAGATGGACGACGAGATTCCGTTTTGAGCAACCGGTCTTTCATCACCGACGACGAGATCGACAAGGCGCTGGATTATCTCCGCGACAATGCGAGGGATGCGGCACAGGCGAAAGCCAATCGGGTCTACGTGGAAGAATACCGCAAGGTCATCAAGGCGCAACTAATGAAAGAGCATGGAACGATGTCGGCGGTGTTACAGGAGCGTGAGGCATATTCCGATCCTCGTTATGTCCAGCACCTGGAAGCCATCAAGCAGGCGGTGGAGCTTGACGAGGGCCATAGGTTCTTGAGGGCGGCGGCGGATGCGAAGATTGAGGCATGGAGAACGCAGAGCAGCAACACAAGGTCGCGCGTCTAATGCTTCGCCAGAAAGAACCGAGAGTGAAAGATACCAAGCACCTTGACTTCATTAGATCGTGCCCGTGCGCAGTTTGTCGTGACGATACAGCTACGGAAGCCGCACACATCAGAACAGCAGCGCTTGGATATGGAAAATCTCATACAGGACTCGGTGAAAAGCCTTCTGATAAATGGGCTGTCCCACTGTGTGGCCGCTGTCACCGTGAACAACATGCGTTTGGAGACGAATTGAAGTGGTGGGCGTCCAAAGGAATCGATCCGTTCATGCTGGCCATAACTCTGAGGCGATCATGAACTGGGCACCAAACATATCGGGGATGGAAATGATTATCACTGCAATCGCTTGTTTAACCTTAGGTCTGATAGCAGGCGTGCTGATCGGAATCCAGATCGGGAAAGCAGCATGACTGACTTATCTCCTGTAACCGGGCCTTGCGCCGGGCCTTGTATCGTCTGCGGGGCCACGAATTACGGGTTATCGTGCGGCGGCCCGACGATCTGCCCGAAGTGCGACTGTGGTAATTTTGATGCCGCGACGGTCGAGCAACAGGCCAAAATCATAGCCCAGTTACGGGAAGATTTGGCATCTAAAGATCGTGCGTGGGACACCGCGATGCGACGTTTGGACGCCGCCGAAGCGAAACTCGGTCCTGCCCAAAGACCGAGCGGCAATGCTGGCGCGCTAGACCCGGTGACATATTCCGAAGAATGGCGACGGCAGATTATCAATGCTGGTGCCGATGAAAATGTTGCACAGCAAGCCGTCGCTCTTGCCGCGCTCAATGGTCTATTCGACGTCCTGATCGGCCAGCCCGCCCCCGCCAGCAATGCCCAACAACCGATCCGCGACATGCTCACCAAAGAGATTGCCATGCTCAATGACTATCTAAGTGAGCACTGTAATGGCGACAGCCTATCACAAAAGCACGCCCATACCTACGCGAGCGGTCGAGTAGCAGAAGCCAGCCTTATTCTGGAAAAGATTGGCGCGGTGACATCGACAGACGATTTACGCCGTGAGGCTATTTCCACCATAGCCTTGCTGCTGTCCGCATTCGAGCAAGTGGAACACGAGGCGATATGGTTTCAAAAGGCATTTGAGAAGGGGAAAGCTTTTTTGGACAAATGGGGTGCGGTCACATCGACTAACCCCGCTACTACCAAGGTTTGTCCTCACGGGAATCCTATCTCGAATTGGTGCCCATATTGCGCAGAGCCGGTCACTCTACAGGACAAGGCAACGCCATGACGCCAAAACATGAATGCATCTATGTCCGATGTAAGATGGTGAACCTGTGCAAGGGCAGCCATTGCGTCGGCGCTGGCTTAGACCGTGATGGCTATAAGGTCGATGGTTTCGGCAACATCGTCGAAAAGAGCAGCGCCGATTATGATGACGTTGTTTCGCGCCCACACAGGATTGAAACATGACGGCCTACTACAACGACAAGAACCGCTATAGCGCCGAATGGCTTTTGAACCTAATTGACGAGGGACTGATACCGCATGGATATGTTGACGAAAGACCGATCGAGGAGGTGCGAGCGATCGACCTCAAAGGATTCACCCAGTGCCATTTCTTTGCTGGCATCGGTGGATGGCCACTCGCCCTCAGACTTGCCCACTGGCCCGATGACCGCCCAGTCTGGACCGGATCTTGTCCCTGCCAGCCGTTCAGTGAGGCTGGAAAGCGCAAAGCAAAAGCCGACGCCCGTCACCTTTGGCCAGCCTGGTTTCGGCTCATTAGCCAGTTACGGCCTGACATCATCTTTGGCGAACAGGTACCAGAGGCAATCAAGCTCGGTTGGCTCGATGAAGTGGCCCTTGATCTGGAAGAGTGTGACTACGCCATCGGGACGGCTGTCCTTTCGGCTTGTCTTGTCGAAGCGCGGCAAGAGCGCGAGAGACTATGGTTTGTGGCCCGCGCCAACGGCTTCGCGCCGAAGTGGTCTTCAGAGCCATGGGTGGAATGCCATCCTTGGCCCTCTGACGAAGGAATGGCTCGGGTGGCTCATGGGATACCCGAGCAACCACTCTTCCGTAGCGCCTACGGTGACGCAATTATCCCAACAGCCGGCGCCGAATTTATCGTTGCCGCGAGCGAGGCGCTAACCCTGTGACTTCGCAAGACTGATTTTGACGCACAAAAAGGAGACTTAAATGCTTTACGATAAGCGCTGGGAGAAGCCTGAAGTCAAAGCCGATCCGCTCACATTGGAGAGCCTGATTGCGTGGCTGGAGAAACAGCCGTCCCATAAAAAATACGACTTCCACAACTGCGAAGGAAAATGTCTATATGGCATCCCACGGCATTGCGTGGAAAGAGTCTGGCGCTAGTTGCCCAGGCTTAGCTCCGAGGGAGAGAGATAGGTTTTGCGCCCTTGTCTACGATCTCGTCGCCGGTAATGAACCTTGGACTTTTGGGTCGGCCTTAAAGCGCGCTCGCGCTGCGGCGGGGTGTCCCCAGGATACAAAGTCATGACATGCAAAAACTGTAACGGAACGCGCCGCGCGCTTTATTTCTCAGAGCAGTCTATGACGCACGAAATCCGCGAATGCCACCTTTGCCGAGATCGTAAACCACTAACCGACTTGGCCGACCGTTGCCGAGACTTCAAAGACAATCACGACATGGGATATTCGGCTGACGATCTTCACGCTTTCGTTCTAGCGGAGATCGATCGCGCCGGTTGTGTGGGAAGACAGGGCCAGACCAATGAATGAAGACCTAGAACCAGTCACGGGATTTGCCGAGGCGATGTTCTCGTATCACCGTGCGGAGAGCAATTTCACAGACGCCCTATGCGAGGCCGAGTTCGGTGAGTTCAACAGAATTAGCGGCGATCATTACGACGGCTCCTTGGAGATTTATGAAGTCGAGCCGGATGCGAGGCTAAACGATGCCGCTCAGCGCGTGATCTTCGACGCCGGATTTCTAAAGGTTTATGTCAACCACAAAGACGGCTGGGAAACCCATTATAGCTGGGACCATAGCAAGCCTTTCAAGGCCGCGCGGGGGTGGCGCCGCCGATATGTCAAAGACCCGACCGCAACCACAACAAACCAAATCGGAGCCGACGAACCGGAGCATCGCGGATACTGGGAAATCAGCTATTGGCCCGAAAGCTGGATTGGGAAGCTGACAGGCGGCTGGCTTAACAACGGCTATATGCGCGTCGTTCCTGATCCGCTTGATCCTGTGGTTAGTGCGTCAAAACCAGTTTCTCCGGCACACAAGGACGCGCCATGATCGTTAGGCCAATTCTCTTGATAATCGCGACATATGACATTCATGGCGGTTGGGGAATTGTTGCGTTTCTGATCGCCCTTTCTCTTTTTTTTGAATAACAGACGCCGCCCTATGACCATGCCGGCACCCGAAACTCTTATTACGCTCAAGGACGCCTGCGAAATAGCATTTCACGGGGGATGTTCGGTTGCAACCTTGAAAGCAGAGGCGGCTAAGGGCAATCTTGAGGTATCCAAGATCGGGCGATCGTACTTCACCACGCTCGTTAAAATCAAAGCGATGGAAGCCAAATGCCGCGTAGAAGCTCCGGCCCGCGCCTCTGGTTCGATAAGAAAAGAGGAACATGGACTATCCTCGACGGTCGAAGCCGCCGCCGCACGGGATTCGCTCTTGACGACCATCGAAAGGCTGAAAAGTCGCTCGGGGAGTACATCGCCTCGAAACACACGATCAAAGACAGCGCAACACCCTACATCGCAGATGTACTTAATGCCTACGCGACCGAACATCTCGCGCACAAAGTAAGCGGTTCACATATTCTATACGACATAAAGAAGTTGGGAAAATGGTGGGGCGAGAAAAGAGTAGCGGAGATAACCGCCAAGACCTGTCGAGCCTATGTGGCGCACAGGAAAGCGCCGGGGTGCTCTCGGAGAGAGCTGGCGTTCTTGAATGCCGCACTTACCCACTACCACAAAGAGCACGGGCCGCTGCATATCGTCCCTGTCGTTGTTTTACCGCCAAAGCCCTCACCGAGGCAGAACTTCATGTCACGAAAGGAAGGTGCGGCCTTCCTGCGCTTTGCAAGAAAGACGCCGCACTTAGCCCGTTTCTTCCTAATCGGGTGGTACACTGGAAGCCGTCGCAGCGTGATAACCGGCCTGAAATGGTCGATGATAAATCTTGAAACCGGCGTGATGAAACGGAAAGAATCCCATGTGGTTCAAACGAAAAAAAGAGCCCCGCCCGTCCGCGTTGGTGCCCGTTTGCTGGCGCATCTCAGGCGATGGCACCGATTGGATCATAAGGACGGACCCGCCCATTATGTTATTGCCTTCAGAGGTAGACACATCAATAGACCATGCAGCTCGTGGGATCGAGTTAGAGAGGCTGCGGGTCTTCCTCAATACGTCACTCCGCACGTCCTCAGGCACACCAGGGCAACGACGATGATGAAGGCTGGCGTCTCATTGTGGGATGCCGCGAAGGCTTTAGGCATGTCTGTGACCATCCTTGAGAGCACTTACGGCCACCATCATCCCGACTGGCAAAAGGACGCCGCGGAGGCCCGTTAAGTTACCCGGCGGTTACCCATGGCGATAGAAACCCTTTAAAATAAGATAAAACTGTGCTAGTGATTGCAATGCTGGATTTTAGGCGCAAAAACTAAGTCTTTGATTTTGTTGTGGTCGATATAGCCGATAGGGGCATAAACACCGTGAACGAAGAGAAAACATACATGGGTACGGTTACCCGGCGGTTACCCAAATGCCGCGCCCGTATCTAGGCCCCAGCCTTTGGCTTGATCCGCGAAGGGGAACTTGGACCATCACGGATGGCCGCAAGAGGGTTAGAACTGGTTATGCCCAGCATGAGCGGGATTTGGCCGTCGTCGCCGTCAGCCAATACTCTAACGGAACATATAACCCAAATCGGCCACGCGGACCTCAACCGATTTATAAAGTAGAGCCTCGGCGCGGAGTCTACGTCATTGGTTTTGATAAATACGTCAAAATCGGAATTACGATCAATCTGGACATGCGTTTAAGCGCCCTACAGATGCCCGTGGAACTGACTTTATACGCGCTACTAGACGGCGGACGCCGAGAGGAAAATGAACTTCACGCTCGCTTTGCAGGCTACAGGCTTCGCGGGGAATGGTTTCGAAAGGAAGGGGAGTTAGCCGAATGGATCAACAACAAATGCCAGTGAAGTTACCCAAATCAACCAAACGGGCACTTAGGGCATTGCTGGCCAGATATGAGGCCGCCGACGACTATAATAGACCGGCGATAGCCTGGACGATGAAGCGGTTTTTCATGGGTGTGCAGGGTAAGCCGGTTCAACCGTAGCGGTCGTTACCTAACAAACCTAAGGCATTGTCGAGACAATGTCTTGTGCGTCAACGACCAAGTTTAACGCCGCATTGGGCGGCAAGGAGAGACAAGAATGGCGGAAGTTTCTGCAATCTCTTGGACGGACGCGACGTTCAATCCGTGGATTGGTTGCACCGCAATTTCGGCTGCGTGCGATCTTTGCTACGCACGCACGCTAATGCAAGACAGATATGGTCGCGTCACATGGGGACCGGGGCAACCGCGCATCCGGACCAAGACATGGAAAGACCCGCTTAAATGGAACAGGAAGGCCGCTGATACGGGGTACAAACCGCGCGTGTTCTGCGCCAGTCTAGCGGACGTGTTCGACAATGAGGCCCCCCAGGCTTGGCGGGATGACCTTTGGCAGCTCTTGCGGGAAACGCCGAACCTGCGCTGGATCTTGCTGACGAAGCGGATTGGCAATGCACCGAAGATGTTGCCACCGGATTGGCCGTTTCCGAATGCTGGCTTGATGTCCACCTTGGAAAATCAGGAAGTATGGGACCGCGACTATCCGAAACTGGTGTCCGTCCCGGCGGCGTGGCATGGCGTGTCTGCCGAACCGCTGCTGGGTCCGATCGACATCGGAGACGCAAAACCAGACTGGATAATTACCGGCGGCGAGAGCGGCGCCGGTTTCCGTCACTTAGACATGGATGCCGTGCGGTCGCTCCGCGATCAATGCGCCCGGAACGGCGTCACGTTCCACCATAAGCAGAACGGCGGCTTGCGTGGCAAGGATGCTGGCTGTCTCGTCGATGGCGTCGAGCACAAGCATTTCCCGCCGGCTTTGGCCGCTTAGCTTAGTGTATGCAGAACACGGAGCCGACAATGGGTGAAGGATTGAAGCGAGCGCGAGCGGCTGCCAGGGCAACGCGGGCGGTTAGGCCGTCCCGTGATACCGTCATTGAAGAATGCGCGAAGTGCGTCCCGACGAACTGGTGCGATGTCCTCCTGACAGGCCCCACAGCCAGCAGACCGCCCCTTGATAACCGAGCCGTCGAGGAACTTTTGCGGGGGATTCAGGATCGAATCCGCTCGCTCCAGTCCCGTCGTCAGCAGTGACTGGTATGTGAATCACATCAGTTTGTGATCGTTCCCAAAGTGATGGGACAATCAGTAGGGACGGAACTTAGGGGATTTTCATGGACGATTACGAATCTATGTTCCGAGAACTTGCCACCGATGTTGCCAACGAGCACCGCAAATCCGGGCGGTCTATCCGTGAGATTTTGGCGGCGATGCGCGACGAAAGCTACATTGAGTGTACGGATGAAGAACTTGAGCGCTGCGCCAAGCTGGCGGAAGAGCCGGTGTCGAATGGAAACAACGATGGGGACAGGACATGAACTTTGTCACTTTTCTGCTTCTGCTTCTAACTTTTCCGTACTGGTTTCCGGTGGTTGCCGCGTTCTTTATCGGAATTGGTGTGCTCTGGATGATTGGCTATCCGATAGCCTGCACCGGGCATATGCTCTATGTGCGAGCGCGTTACGGTAAATGGGTGCATTGGCAGCTACTATATCCGGGGCAATAATGCTCCTAAATGGAGAGCGTGGATGAGCTACTATGACGTACCAAAAGGCGGTCCTGAAAGAGAATTGGGCCGCAAGATTTACATGGAAGTTTTGGAAGATCGCCGTGGCTTTAGGTATGATCAACTCGGAATCGAAGACCCGGAAATTTGGGAAGAGATTTTCGAAGAGATGGGCAAGATCGCGTTCAAAGAGCTTACGCATTCCTGACCCAAGACAGGATTTAAAATTCGACTTCCATCACATGCGAGCTAATAGAGGCGAGTTTTGCGTGGCCTATTGGAAGTCTGGACCGCGAAAGTGTAACGAGTGCTTATGGATGGTTCCAAATCCGGATAACTTGGGTTGGATGCCTTAAGGCCCAGTCATGACCGAAGACCAAACCATGAAAATACCGATCGTCCAATGCGGCATTTGCGGTCATCCGGTTGAGCGCTGGGAAACGTGGCTTGACTACGCGACATGGGAATATCGTTTCCGTGTCCATTGTCACGGCGAGCAAGAGGAATGCGGCTTGGATCGAATCGCGTTGGAAGACGCAAGTGATATAGTTGAAGCGGTCGCATTCAGGCGTCCGCTCTTAACCCAGTGTTGAGCAGGATCGGGATATGACCGAAGACAGGGCCATTATGAATGAACCCTTAGCGATATCCCCCGGCTATTGGTGGGTGCGCAATAGAGAAACAGGCGCTCTAGCTATCGTGATGGTTAGAGAGAGGCATGACGCAAGATTGGAAATCTTTATATTTGGGAATGATATGCCTATGTCCATGAAAGAGGCAGCCGACCCAGACGAAGGATTCGAATTCATCCAGCGGGTGAGAGATGTCCAGTCTTGAGCAGGATTAGGATATGACCGATAACAAGCCTTACGTTTCAATCGCCCAGATTGGGCTCTGCAAGGTCTGCGGAAACGAGGATGATTTGCGCTTTGGCGCATGCTTTGATTGCTCTGATTTCGTTGCTGGCGAGCGCATCAGCCAAACGACGCATAGACTATGGGATAGCCGAAACCCAACGAACGAGTGGTTCGCGTCAGAAACGCACAATTAGTGCCGCTTATGAGCAGGAAGTGAAACATGGAAATCTTGATCGCCGCGGCTTGCCTTCTGGGGCTTTATCTTTTTCGGAACAGGACACCAGCAGCAGAGCTAGATAAGTGCGGGCGGTGTGGCGGCAAGACAAAGCATTATTGCGGTATGGGCGCTTGCGTCGATATGTGCCCCAAGTGCGATGTGCTTGGTGGACCTAACCGTTACTGAGCAGATACCGCGCTAGAATAGCTCGATAACTCTTAGGCCAAGATATTCAGCCAGATCATATTCAATCTGCGCCCCGCCGCTCATGCTCCATCCTGGCAATAGTGCAATAGCTTCACATTCGCATAACTGAGGAAGCAAATGGGCCATGATCCTATTGAGTGGAGTTCCTTCAAGATTGGCTGCGGCGGGGTTGTACACTGCATGGCCTTCAAGGCGTAGCTTCTTTGCAGCTGTCGCGAATCTCTCGTGATAATCCTTAGTTCCCCTAATCGGACCAGCGATGTAAACCATCATCTTGACGCCATCCACAAGCCGATATTTGAGAAGGCATATCCTGCAAAAACCGCTGCCATTGGCTTGTTTCCAGCAATAAACAAATCAACCGCGATCACAGAGTAAATTACCATCACCAGCAAAATAAGCCAAGGACTCACTTGTCTTTCTCGAACTTAAATGCACGACGAACTGCAGATGTCGCTCTCTCGTCCCTGGTAGTCTGGATCGAGATTTGACCGTTTTCAAGAATCTTGAAGTTTAGCTTGTGAACCAAACCGCAGTCGCAGCATTGCTCTTTGTACCCGCGCCTTGTCACGGTAATCCATTCGCCATTTGAGACGTGGTAATATCCCTTGCTCATACCCTGTGCAGCGCCCCTCTGAACTGTACGGTTTTATCATCCCACTTCGTCACCAACTCCGGATACATCAATCGACTATCGCGATAGGTCAGGAGCGCGAAGCCAGAGCGCCAATCCAGCGGACTATCCTCAACATACGTGAACGCGCGGTGTTCTTTGTCAGCCACGCAGCCAGTATCAACGCCATAACGATCAAAGCGACTATAATCAGATATCGGTCGAACATTCTGCGAATGAAGATGGCCCGTGACCATGCTGATTCCGGCATTGAGCGCGTTCGCCCTCGTCGCATTCATGCCGCCCTTGAATCTGTGCTTGATCATCGTTGCGCCGCCCTCAACTCCTTCGTTGACCATGCAGGACATGGCCTTTTCCCAATTGGGGAAGTGGTCTGAAAGATGGACGCCTTTTATTCCTCGAAATTGAGGAAGCGCATTCGCAATAGACGCCTCGAAGCGCAGATCGTGATTTCCGATGGTCCAGATTTTGCGAGCGCCACGCTTACAGGCAAGCACCATATCATTGAGGTGGTCTTGAGCCGCTTCGATTTCCTCTTGCGGATCAGGCGCGCTTTCCCAATTCTGCGGATGTCGGGATATTCGAGGGAAGTCCATCACGTCGCCATTGAGAATGACGGCCGTGGGTTGGATATCCTTGATGAACTTCTTGAGTGCCCTAAGACAGGTAGATTGCTCTCCAGGCCAGATATGCAGATCAGAACCTACAATGATCGTGCCGTTTTTAATCTCAATGCTGTTTCGACCGGGGAATTTAAGGAAGTTGCTTGGGCCATAGCTAGGAGGAGAAAGCGCAACACCTAATCTGGCCTCTAATGAACGGCGTCTTGAGTAGACCGCTCGCTCTCTAATATCTAGGTGGGTTGCTAGCTTACGTGCGCCAAGCTGATCAAAGAGTTTCATGAACTCCTGATCAGAACATGCGGGATTGGCCATTAGGTGCCGCTAGATTGAACGAAGCAATATACGGTGCCACCACTGCTCATAAATACAATCTGGTGGCCGGTTGGATTACCTCGATCAAACTTGAGCTTGTGATCCGGTATCTCGATCTCTGTTCCAATATCGACATGCGGACGCATCAAAGGTACGTCGTCTCGATCGTCTGTTATCGTGCAGAACGTCGCTCCATCTTTAACATGAATGATATCGCACCAATAAGCGTCTGCCTCGCCGCAGCAGCTTGAGGTAGGAATGTCCGGCATCATGAGAGTGCGATACCATTCACTAACCTCTGGATCGGAGTTTTTCCATTGCCCGAGATCGCGGGCATGGACATTCACGCTAAAGAGAGCAACCACTAACGCAGCCACGACAACATAACCCCAAACGAGGGACCAGTTGATTTTCATGATGTCCTCTAAATGTTGTGGAATTTGTCCTGCAAAGAGCACGGACCCCAGCCGCTTACCCACGCATCATGCCACTCGCCAAGCGGGTCTTTTGCAGCGGCGTGGTAGTCAATCCAGCAGTAATCGACTTGCGCGGATTTGACGGGAGTTGGTCGATCTTTCCAGAGGCAGTAAAGCGCGGCGATCGTTGCGGAGACGATAACGGCTCTAATCACTTGTTTCTGATCGTCTGCTTAATATCGGCTATCGCGTCTGCGATATTGTCCAGCTTCACTTCAACTCTTGTCAGCCGATCAGCTTGAGGACTTGTGGATTCTACCCGTCTTTCGAGATTGGAAAGCCTCTCGGAAGTAGTTGCTCCCCACCAAACGACGCCGGCGGTTTGTACTAGCATCGCGAAGATAAGGGCTACCGGGACGCGCTTGTCGAGGTGCCAGTGTCGGGTTGCGAAGTCCTCTTCCATCAGTGTGTCCAACGAAGTTTACCGCGGAAGCTCTTGAAGCGCTCTTTGAAGGTCGGCGGCGCGATCGGCTCTGGGATGACAACAGGAGGCGAAGTCTTAACCGATGGCGCCTTATGTGTTACCACGTGCGAGGTTTGCGGAGGAAGGCTCGCGCATCCAGCCAACATCGCCACACTAGCGACGGATAATATTCGCAACATCAACCGCAATCCTTTTTCCGTAGTAAAATGTAATGATGAGGCCGCACCAAACGGCGATGTCGCCACGCAACGGTCCAGTCGTTCCCAGACCCAACATCGTGTCCCAGAGAACGCACTTCGTCATGTATGATAGAACGAGATAGAACCCGAGTTTTTCAGGCTCGAACGGATGTCCGATTTGTGCAGCGCGTAGATTGTATTGCGCCTGTACTTCCAAGGTCTGCGCGGCAACTTGCTTACCGGCTAAATCTGCTGCGGTTTGGTTATCAGTCGTCGTCGCGGTAAGGTGTGCTTTATATGCGCTGATAAGACCTGAGACGATGGGGCCGCCTATCAGGTTGATGAGGGCCAGCCACATTATGTTGACCAGCCCATCTTGCGAGCCAACACATACCAACCTTCTGAGATGATCCCGCACGCAATGGCGCTGAGATAGCAAACGACGGTTACCAGTTCGGGGTCGGTAAAGGCGTTTGCATCGTGCGCCAGACCCTTGGCTATCAAGAAGCCCCCCAGCCATCGCAGTGAAATGCGAACGACTGGGGCTAGAATGTCGGCGTTCATCAGACTTTTTTGATGTCGTTGGCAATGTTGGTAACGGTAGCCGAAACCTTGGCGGCATCAGCCTTTGCGGTCACGACGCCAGCGTTAACAGCGACAACGCCAGCCTGGACCTTTGATTTATAGTACCAGATCACAGCACCGCCAGCGCCGAAGCCAGCGAGGAATACGAACAAATCAATGATAGCCATTTTAGAGTCCTTTCAAGAATGCGATCAGCTTCGTCCAGAAGCTAATCTTGGGTGGTTTGATGGGTTTCTCGGTTGCGCCCTCAAGGCACAATTTCTTCTCGCCGTTGCGACGGTTGATTAGGCCCTTGACGACTCGCCCACTAGCCCGGATGTACCAACCCTCGAACGCATCGCAGCCGCCGAAGATATCGTTCGCATTCATGCGCGCGACCATCGGAGAGCGGCACACAGCGGCAGGACCTGCATTGTATGCAGCGTCTAGCAATGAGCCCATAGACTTGACTGGCAGCGCGACGTGAATACAGGGCTGGATGCCTGCGAGATATTTTGGAAGAGCGGCGGCAAATAGTTTCTTGCACTGATCTGGAGTGAACGTCTGGCCAGCCTTGACCGCTCCGTCCGTGCTTGTAAGACCTTCGCAGTAAGTTAACGGATGTCCCGTTCCGATGGTGTCTACCTTGGCGACTAGATCAGTGCCTTCCCAGATTGGAGTGAATGCAAGACAGCAGGCTATGACGCCAGCGGTGCCGCCGACCTTGGAACTGGTTTTCATACTTGCTCTTCGTGGTTGTTGTGATAAGTTGAATCAACAGGCGGATTCAACCGATGACACAAGAAGCTGATAGTGCTTGGCGCAGGGCGTTACTTGATGCTGCCAATTACCTGGAGGCTTATGGATGGGAACATGGATGTGGCCCTTCCGATATTGTTAGCGCGCTCGCTATAGTTTGCGTTCATAGCGTGCCCTATATACACGTGATTAACGAACTTGAGCGCCTGATAGGAATGAGGCTAATGGAATGGAACAACGAACCTAACCTCACAAAATATGAAGTTATAGCGAAGCTGCGGGAATGCGCTATCAGCCCCTATAACTTGCGGTCATAAGCATAAGGGTGGCTGTTCCCTCGAACACGTTATTGGTCGTTCCGGAAGTAGCCGCTTCAAGCATGTTTAGGTTGTTTATGCCGATGGCATTTGGCAACATGATAAATTTAGCTTTCATATCGGAGAATGTTATTAAGGTGGAGCCTCCACCAGTGGAAGCTTGTGCAATACCCGCCATGCCAGAACCCGCACTAGTCGAGTTCAACCCGATGGCTATTTGAGCGGTCGTTGTCGATGTATTTGCTGTTTGCGATATGGCTTGCGTGAAATCAACCGTGACCTCTTCCTCTGGAAGGCCGGCAAACACCACGGCGAAGTTATTTGCATCACCGCGCGATTGCCGGAATGTCGTCGGCGCTGTTGACCAATTCGCCGTTGAATCTCCAGCCTGCAAAATTATCGGCACGCGGTTATAGGCATTCCAGATTGCCCACTTACGCGCCTGACCAAAAGAGCGATGAAGCGTGATTTGTCCTGCCGTGCCGTCAATAAATATCGACCCAAGATAAGTCGCCTGGTTGGCTGGAATGGCGAATGTATTTGCACCATTCTTGCCGCTGATTTGAACGGTGTTGACCCATATTCCACTCAGTCGTGAAATCTGGGTAGTTCCCGCCCCGGTCCCTCTTGCCCCCGTTCCAGCGGAAGAATTAGACCATGATGGCCCTGTAACAAGCGTCAAAACCCCGGAGTTGTTGAACACAAACACATCATAAATTGTGTTCAGCGCATGAGAGGCTGTCAGGGTTAGCGTCAGTTCAGAAAATACCGTTGGCGTAAACCCGGTCCCGTTATAGATCGGGACAATGTTTCCAACATATGGCGTGTAAACCAGCGAGGTTGCCGATATCACATCTGCCGGTATAATCGGCGTTCCACTGGTCGGAGTCAGGTATCCCTGAGGATTAGGAACGATGGCTGCGGCTGCTGTAGCGTTAACCGCCGTCCAGACCGCCGTAGAAGTCGTTCCCGTGACCGTACAGACGTACAGAATATTGTTGGCAATATCCCAGTAGGTATCCGCGCCGATTCCTGTAGAGCCCGCTGTGCCCGCTACAGAGCCGTTTGGAGAGCCAGAGCCTGAAGTGATCTTTGCGCGGGTCGAATAGTCCGAGGCGTAAACCGGGTCTTCGGTCCAAATCAAATTGTTGTTTACGTCGGAAAGCACCACCTTATAGGCCAGATTTTGCAGGAAAACCGAGTTTGCCCGGCCTGCGGAATCCAAGACAACCGGGTTGGTATTTGCTATACTGAGCGCGGAATCCGAGAAGGTATTAAGCGGGGTTGACGTGCCGGAAGCAAAGAACGCGAGAGAGCCGCCGGCATATGGAATCCCGCTTGCGTCTGCAAACTGTTCGTTGGGATTGAAAAACCTGTTGGCCATATATTTTCCAAAAGAAAAAGCCCCCCGGATGGGAGGCCTACTAGTCTATTGCGTGTTGGTGTTCCTACTGGCTTGGTGGCCGTGGAATGCCCTGCTTATCGTCGGCGTGACTTACGGACGGCGATTGTAACATTTTAAGGAAGTCGTTCACCGAAACGTCCTTGACGCCGGTTGTTGATAGCAAATTCTTGGTTGCGCCCGAGAACGCTGCCAATCTTGCAGGCGTCGGGGTCTGAGCTAGCAATAAATTTGCCCTTGACCATTTGGCGGCAGATGATGCGCCGGCAGGCGATGCCAGGATTCTGGAAACTACGTTCCCGCCAAGTACGCCTGAAAGCATCGTAAGGGGCTCACCAAACGAGCCAGCAGCTAATTTGGCCAAGCCATGCCATGCCCCGCCAGCCATCACGAACCCTGTAACACTGCGGGATGTCCCGCTAGGGTTTGAGAATTTTTCCAATTCCTTGAACCGGCTCGAAATCGTCGCGATATCGTCAAGGCTTTTGGCAAGATCACTTTTACCGCCGCCCTTGAACAACAGGTTTTTACCAGCAGGCGATATCTTGTTGTAGTCCGTCAGAAACCGCCGTGGACTGAAATTGCCGTCTACGTCGCGACCCAACTTGGTGACAACAGTTGACGCGACTTCGTTCCAGTCATCCGATCCCATGACCTTGCGGGCCTGAGCAAGTTTGCCAATATCGGCGCGCGATGTGCTGCCAGCCATTGACTGTATTTTATTGAAAACCGTTTCAGCAGACGCGTTAGCGTCACCACCAATGATCTTAACGAGGCTTTCCCGGCGCTGGCTGGCTAGCTTATAATAGGTATTGGCCCTATCGAAAGCGTCAACCGCTGCCTTACTTCCAGAGCGATTGACGGCACTGCCCAAATCTTCAGTCAGCGACCCATAGACTCGCTTGAGTTCTCCCTGCGATATGCCCTCTGGCAAGACGCCACTCTTTAATTGTTCTCCGATGCTGGTGCGGAGAGTCTTGACGCCATCATAGGTAAGCCCCTCAGGCCTTCCGGTTGCGGAAGCTACAAGCTCTCCAGCCTTGCTCTTGCCAAGCCCAGCCGCTTCACGTTCTGAATTGATCTTATCAACAATCGCCGCCGTCTTTGTCAGCGGCGTCTTGATGGTCTGGTCAACGAGCGAGTCAACTTTACTGTAAAGCTTATCCGCCGTGGCTGAACTGCCGGTTGTTACCCAGTCCTTGATTGACTGCTTTGCAACGTCACCAGCCTCGGCAACAGATGCCTTAGAGCCAAACCCGCCAGCAACCTCTGTGGCCTTTTCTCCTAGTTGTCCGATAGTTTTACTAGCAGCCTTGACAAGTGGTGTACCGGCAAGCGGGACATTTGCAGCAACCGAGCCGATTTCCTGAACTGGCGCGCTATCACTGGAAACAATACGCGGTACATCAACGCCGAGACGCTTAGAGGCTGATATAACCTCTTCTGCCGGACGCGCGACGCTGGCCGCCTGAAATGTCCGGCTTGTCGGGGCACCAGAGGCAAGGCCCGTACCAAGCATTCTTCCAGCCGCCGACAAAACGCCCTCGTCGGTTTCTGGCGATCGCGCATAGACCTTGAGCCGGTTATCCTCTGGATCGCGCAAAAGGACGTGCTTATTGCGGTCTGTCTTGACAAGCTGGTTAGTGACCGGATCGTTATACAGCGCCTCACCAGCATCGTTTTCGTAAACGTCTGAAGAGATGGGCCTCTTGTAGTTTGACGGGCTTGGCGCGGTCCTCTGGCTTGCAGCCAATTGCTGATTTTCAAATCCAGTCAGGATTTGCCCGAAATTATCCGGCTTCGTTGGTTTATCTTCTGCTCTCTTGAATGGCTCAAGAGGTCGATCCCTCGTCGCATCAAACCGCTCATCAAACGATGATGGCTTTGCAATGCCTAGCATATTTCGCATCGCGGACGCAGCAGGGCTGTTATCATCAGCTGGGATATTATATGTTGATTCCGCTTTGCTCTCACCTGTTGGCTTAACGCCCGTTAGATTGGCAATGGCGTCTGCTGCCGACCCCACTTAGAACACACCCTCATCAAGCTTCTGCTCGCGGATATTGTTGAGCTGCTTGATCATAACCTTGAATGCGTCCGGGTTATTCTTTTTCAAATATTGACCGACGATCTGCTGCTGATCAGGCGGAAGTTCCTTGACCATCCAAGCTCCAACACTTGCCTTTTTGTTAAAATCAGTTTCAAAACCAGTCATGTCCCCGCCATGTTCGTCACTCCATTTATTAGAGGCGCTCGCTCTGGCTTGTTTGAAATGACTTAACCCAATCAGTTGAGGTGCTATCAGATCAACACCCTTATTGGTGTTGCCAGACGAAATAAGAGACTTGGTTATCATATCAAGACCAGATGCGGCCTGCGTTCCCACCTCTTGAGTAATTGCCCTGGAAACAATACCGGCATTTTTGTCGAAGCTCTGGAAGGCGGCAGACTTGTCTGCCATCGAGTCCGTGAATGGTTTTAATGAAGGCACCATTTCGCCAATTGCCGTCACTACCTTTCTGGCGGCCTCTTGCGATGTAGCACCAGCACCCAGCCGCACCTGATTAGCGTCCACCTGCATCTGATGCAATGCTGCGGACTGTATAGATGCAGATGTACCCTCCTTGTTATATTTATCAAGATTAGTAACGCCCTGAGCCGCCCTATTTTTCGCCGTCTCAACCTGCTGAATAAGCGGCGGTGCGGGAGTTGCCGGGGGGCTTGGTTGACCCGGAGGTGACGGGGGACCAGAGCCGTTAGGCGCCGTAAGTTGGCCCTGTAATCCGCCGGATGTTTCTGCTTGTTGGCGTTTGTAAATCTGGTGCGTATTAAGCTGAGTGTTTGTCTGAGCGGACATTCCCCCGTGCATAATATCCGCTGCGCGCTGTTTGAGAGCTTGCGGGTTATCTCTTGCCATCTTGCGCATTGATTCTTGCGTCAGCGAATCAAGCGGCGTTCCGTTATTATGGAAATGCTTAATCGATTCTTCTACGCCATCCGGCGTTGGATTTTGCCAAATGATACTAGCCGCCTGCCCGCGTAACCCTGCGTTTTTCTCCGCCGTTGAGGCTTGGGTATTTTGGGTTGATGCCTCTTCTAAGGCAGTCTTGGCCCGCATTTCATTGATCTGGCCAGCCGTTAAAAGCGTCTTGCCAATGTCAGGCTGCTGAATTTGTAAGGCGAGCGAGTTGTTGATTTCAGCCATTAGTATTTCCCGGCCGACGCATCAAGATAATTGAAACCGCCATTTGATACGGCATTAGACGTTCCGGCATTTGCCGCCGAGCCATAACCAGTATTATTCTGTTTACCGAGATAGTTTGCCAGCAATGAGTTCGAGACACCGCCTGAAGCCGCATTAGCGACCCCAACCGCCCCCGAGGCTTGCGCCTGTCCAAGGCCCTGCGTGGTATTGCCGATTCCGGTAGCCGCATTGGTCGCGTTAGTGGCCTGACCAACCGCTAAATTTCCCAACCCAGATGCCGCATTGGCACCCTGCTGAGAAAGTCCCATAAGCCTGTTGAAATAGTTCCCATACTGTTGCGAGGCCAACCCGCTATTGAACTCGGAAAGGTCTTTCAACGTACCACCTGACAACCCAACGCCTTGAGCGTTAGCTGCGTTTAGCGCGCCGCGCTGGCCCTGCTGTTGCGCGAACTGATAGCTTGGATCATTGAAGAACGAGGAAAAGTCAGGCTTGTTATTTCCGCCAGTTCCGGTCAATTGTCCAAGCGTATAGGTCGCCTGGTTGCCGACATTTAGATATGGCTGGAAGTTGGTCTTTGCAGAGTTGATCTGGTCTTGAGAGGTATTGAATGCCTGCTTTTGAAAAGCCAGCGAATTGTTGGCGGCATCTGCCTGCTTGCCTGATGCATAAAGACTAGCACCTGCGCCGACTAGTGCGCTACCGCCGATGGCAACGCCAATAAAAGACATCTATGAAAGTCCTATCAGTTGAGTTTTAGCAAACTCCAAAAATTCTTGTTCGGTCCCGACAGTGAACAGTTCTTCCATCTTGTCCGGGTCCGTCTCGTCAGTCGCCAATATCGTTGTCCATGTGCAATCAGAGTGAGCGTAAGCAATCCGCTTTGTACCGGGAGGCGATACAACGGTGAAAGGAGCGCAAACTCGTTTCATTCCATCGTCGGTCAATACCGAGATTTCTCCGCCAGAGAGAATGTTTAATTGCGTGTACTTGTGAATGCGGCCTGTTAGCAACGTCCCTGCTGGGATCGTTATTTCCCTTGCGTAGACACCCGGCGAGAAGAAATGGCGGATCGGAATGTCAACCTGTTCGTGCTTCCTCATTTCCTCTTCAATGATGGATACCTTGTCACGATCGGACATTGTTTCAGCGCAGGACGAGTCCGCCCGCACCTGAATTGAGGCTATCGACAAAGGTAAAGTCATAAAGAAGGCCCGCCGTGATGTCGCCCGTAGTCGCCTGAGCTGCCCCATTGTTCTTGTAGACATTGATGGTGCCTAGATTTCCCGAAGGGGTAGCGACAAGCGCGGTAACTAGTCCGGTCGTGGTGTTCGCCGCCACCGCTCGGAACGTATCAAAATCGTTATATTGCTGGACCTGCGGAGAGGTAACTAGCATCGTCAAGGTTATGACGTTTGTCCCTGTCGCATTGCATGGAATGATCCGGTTCATTCCATTTACAAATCCGACAAGGGCCTGCAACGTCTGTACACCGTTCTGCGTCAGGTTTCCGGTTCTAGGATCAATGAACGGAATCCCCATGCTCGGCGTAACAAGAGACGCAACATAAGACGCCGCAGGTATCGTCACGCCTCGCCCTTCATCACTTCAGCATGGGCTCTAATCACTGTCTGCTTGATAGGATCACTTATCATCGCCCTAAAAACCCATGAGCGATGGCCACCAAGCCCAAGCCATCTTGCGCGGGTGACGTAGGCCCCTAAGGCTCCAAGCGTCATCCATTGCTGTTGCGGCTTGAATGTTCTGCCGCCATCGTTCGACCAGTCCAGCATGATTTGAGGGTTTGATCCCTGCCCGGTCGTGGTTCCCGTTCCGCTTTCCACATCAAGTTCAAAAACCGGAATGCCGAGTAGCTTTCTGTCATCATGAATCGTCGGAGATGTCATGATAGAACGCATTGTGTTGCCGTATTCAGTAAAGGTGTTCTGGTCGAGAAATCCGATCTGACCTGAAAAGGCATCCCCTATTAGTACTTTACCGAACGCCATGATGCCGACATTGCCGCGCCAGCGCCCATATGAATTGTTGTTCTGATCCCAGCTTTCCCGCTCGTGCCATAGGTTCGTGGAAATATCGAATTTTATAGTGACGTTTGCAGTAGGGAACGTCAGAACAATGAGCTTGTGTCCGTCAAATGTGTACGAGAATGTGTAGGCATCGCTAACAGTGGGGAACGACTGAAACATATCCTCTATGGCGTGCGTGCTTACCCTTTGCAGGGATGTCCCGCTCAACCGATAAAACACAAAATCATTGCCGAGGAAGAAGACAGAATTATCTTCCTTAATAGGAGTCATGAGAGCAGCGCACCCGCGCTCGATCGTAGCCCCGTTGGTCCTTAAAAATGGAAAGTTGACAAGTCCAGCATCATACCATGTCTCTATGGTCGTCCCGCCAAATATAAGAAGCGTTTCCTGCTGATTGACGATGGATAGAACAAAATCGCTTTGAACTTCTGCCGCAGCAAAGTCAGTACCTAGATAACTAGTCCCATCTCCTGACGCAGAGATGAAATAATTATTTGTTCCAGCTTTGTCGAACACAAAGAAATTATCGAAGAACGTAACTGTGTTTGCGGGGAAGAAGTTTACACTGGTAATGACCTGGAAACCACTTGCTTGCGACCAGACATAGCCATTGACGCCGTTGACGATAACGATCTGCGTCCCGTTATTCGCCATTGAGATGATGCCGGAGCCGCCGATTGACCCGCCGATGTCGGTCACGACACCCAAGGATGTCATACTAAAAAGACGCTGCCCGGAAACGACGTAAGCAACACCGTTCATGAAGTTGATGCCGCGAACCGGGCCTGATCCGCATATGGCAAACGGTAGAAGGCCAGGAGAACCTAAAACAGCAACTGGAGTCTTGGCGTCCTGTGGTTCTGCCTCTGCGTAACAATTGACGCAACGCTGGGCGCTTACCGGAAGTGATGCAGAGCGGTAACTTTGCGTAGCGAAGGGAACTGGAGGCATCAGACCATCGTGGCGTCGAAGCCGAACAGATAGCTCTCAGGCTCGCGATCCCAACCGGCTACGTTATCAAGGCTGGCCGCCGCTTCCTCGTCAATGGTTTGTTTGAGAACCTGAGAGATCGGAAACTCGGCCCATAACTTACGCGCAAGATTCCAGATCAGCGCGTCAATCCATTCGTTGGGAAGGTCAGGGTTGTTCCCGGCCGTAGTAAAGTCCTGGATTGGCCTCCACCATGTCATCTTGACGGCATCGTTTACGGTCGCGGGAGCCGGCCAGACAAAGAAAACACCCTGATTGTTGGCCCCGCCCCTCGGATCATAGAAAAACTGGGTAGGTTCTCCGGGGTCGTTCTTGTTGGGCATGTTTCGGTAATCAATACGAGCGAATGGCGTCATCATCGTATCGATGGAAGACGGGATATTGAACCGCCTAGCGCTCACAACCCGTAAGGGACGAACGATTTGAGACTGGTAGACATAGACTGCCGCCCCGGCATTTGCCGCACCAGTGAGCCCCGCTGCCAATGTGACGGTGCTTCCAGAAGCCGCTCCTACTTGGGTTGACCAGCTTATGTTTCCGTTGGCCAGAGCCACCCCGACAAAGAAGCTGGCGCCGAATCCGGTTGCCGAAGCCACAGAAATAGAGCTAGCGCCAGAAGCAGCCGCCGCTAAAAGCGTCGTTTGGGTAAAGTTGCCAGTAATGTTATCGGTCGTTGTCCCGCCAATAGTATAAGACACTTGAGAAGGCTGTAGGAAGATCGTGGCTTCTTCCTCGGTCCAGATATGTAATCCCGTCGCATTAAGCGACTTTACCAGGGCATTAAGCTGGAATGCGCAGTTGGAAATAAGCGTAGGATTGACGGCGGTTTCCGTTGCACTGATGGCTTGAAGCTTTCTAAGTGACGCAAGGATGATTTGATCGCGCGTTGCGTTGAACGTCGAAGTTCCTGACGTTGACATTAAAAGCTGCTCGGGAAGTTGGCGGGATTAACTGGAGGAACGGTGCCGGCAAAACACTGGAATTGTCCGCCGATCACCTCGAAGCTGATGCGGCCCGGCAAATCGCCATAGACGGTAATTTGCGATGTCAATTCAGTCTGTATGAAGACATCGGCAGGACGCGGTCTGGAATATGGAACGGTCTGGATATCAGGAACGCCGCGAACGAAGTCTTGAGGCTGTCTAGGCTCAAATACCTCTCTGCGAACGAAAAGCCCCTGCCATTCGCGCTGTGTCCGTTCGGCACGCGTAGCGAATCCTGTCCTTTCGCACACACGGTAGAACGAACCCGGTTTATAGAAAAGCTCGGTGCCCATCAGGTTATACCGTAAATCTTGATTGTTCCGCTTGTGATGTTCCCGGCGCTGAATAGCAGTTGAAATCCATCAACAGCAGCGGTATTATTCCAGTATCCGCTGGTAATCACACTAACTGCGGCTGGCGTTGAACTTTGGCCGCCACATAAAGCCGTCCATTGCTTCGCACTAGCTGTTCCAGAGGGCGCAAATACTTTGACGGTGCCGGATATGCCGGGTCCAGTATTGTTTTGAGAGTTTCCTAGCTGGATAAACGTTGTAGGTTGTGCAAAAGACGCCGCGCCGGCGGTGTTAGCCTGCGTCTCAGTAATATAGGAAGTTGCCTGAAACGATCCGCCGCTGTGAACTTGTAGGTTCAAAGTGGTGGCGGCTGTTGCCGGGATGAGGTTTTCCAGGATAATCTCATATGAGGCAAAGGTGGCGGTCAGGCTCGTCGTGTCACTAGCCGTTGCAACACCACTTGGGGTCAGCGTATTAAGAAGAACCATGGCGCTGCCAGGCGTGGCTGACCAAGTACCATCGCCACGCCAGAACGTGGAACTAGTAGCTCCAGTCCCGCTATTGAGATTGTTAACGGACAGATTTCCTGTCACAGCCGAGGCAGATGCTAGATTGACGGCCCCGAAAGTTAGGGCGGTGCCAGCGCTATTAACGACAAGCGCCTGATTGGCAGTGCCCGCGATATCCGCCACGTTTGCCGTTGCATTTCCGGTGACACCGACAACCGACATAGCCACGCCTTGACGGAACTTGGCATTCGTCACGGCATTGGCTGCGATGGTCGGGCTTGGATAGGTGCCGGTTAGATCGCCGCCAGCAGACGAAACCGATGTCAGAACTGTGCCGGATGTTGACGGGAAGGTCTGGACAGTCCCGTCCGTACCTGCAAACTCAAGTGAATTGTCTGCCTTTAATGTCTTCCCGGTAGCAATCGTTAGCGTGCCCGTCCCCGCCGTCCAAATATTACCGTTATAGGTTGACGTGGTGATCGTGGAATTTGAGATCGTCGCGCCGGAAATCATCGGATTGATTTCATTCGAGACTGGCGCGAGGATTTGAAACCCGCCCACAGAGCTATTCAGGGCAGCATTATATCCAATGTGATAAAGAACGTTTGCGACGATATCGCCGGTGCTTGCCTGCGTAATGCCGTCCATGCGGTAAAGATTGAGAAACGCGTTACCGTCAACTTTAATTGTGATAGGAGCCGTTGAGTTTGCCGGCGCAACGAATGAAAAGACCTGAAGAGGTTGAGGTGGGATTAGCAGAGTTGGTGCGAATACGGACGTGATCGCGGTAAGGGCAATCGCGTTTGTGCCTACAGCGGTACATGGGATAATCCCAAGATTCCCCATGTCGGCAAGCGACTGATCGAACAGGCTGAAGGGCTGCAAACCATCCTGAAGATTTGCATAGACGGTACGAGGTGCCATTAATTATCCAAAATAAAAAACCGCCCGAAGGCGGCTTGAAGGAATGCGTGGGAGCCTTGCCGAAAGGCCGTGACCGATTTCAGAAATACTCACGGTATCAGGGACGATATTGTTACGATAGACTGGACTGGCGTATATTGGCGAAAGTCAAACTAGCCGCACCCGAGCAGCATAAGGGTCGGTGTCTGCGCGGCTGCACTGCCGGCCGCTTTGAACGAAGCGGCAGACGCAGCCCACGGTCCCGTGAAGCCTAGTGTCCAGCCCATCGTAACTGTTCCTGACGCTCCTGGTGCGGTGGATGATGCTTGCACATTGCCACTTTCCGTCTGCGTCCAGCGTTGCGTCTGCCCACCGCCCACGGTCAACGCGGGTCCATTGTTGGTGCCCACAATATCAATGACAAGCTCGCCAACGGCGCTCGTGACGCCGACGCTCGACGCCGTACTGCTTCCGTTCGCGCTGTTGTGATTGCTAAAAAGAGTTGTGGTATCGCCGCCAGTGACTGTTACGGAGCCGGCTCCGCAAAATGTTCCAGTTGCGGAAAAAGTCACGACTACCGTTTGCGCGCCGGCTGGCGGACTCGCGAGTCCCCATATCTGGACACTTGAACTCGACAAACTTCCATTGTTGGTTGAGGTCAAAGACATGGCGTTTCCGCCGTAGGTGACGCCCGTAACCGTGTGCCCTGTGTCGAAGTTTTCGAGCGTTACAGCGACACCTGTTGGTGTCCCTACTGGCGTGTGCGTCCACGATAGCGTCGTTCCACCTGAGCCTGCGACGCTGGTCGATGCTACTGCGTCAAATGCTACGCTCATACGTTTTCCTTAGCTCGTTGCCAGATGCACGTTGCCGTTGTTGGAGGCGGTGGTCAGAAGCGCCCCCGTGACGATATTGGTATTGCCGGCGGGCATCGCGCTGCTGGTGAATAGGTTAGTCGGCGGGAACGTGCCATTGATAGTGCCGCTCTGCGCACCCTGGCTCGCAGTGCCCGCGCCGAAGTCGCTCCCTAACCAGAACGCTCCGCCTCCGACACTTCCATTGCCTACGACGTAAAGCGTTGTGTCGAAGTAATTGTTTCTAATCGCCGCATTGCCGGAGAGATTTTTCGGAATAATGATAAATTGCGTGCTGACATATGGCCCGTTACTGGTTGGTGCAACGCCCGTTCCCATGACGGTATTGTTCTGGCATGTGTAGTTCTGACAAAGACCGGCATTGCCACCCGCGGACCAGAAGGAAAGCCCTTGTGTTCGCGGTCCCGTCGTCAGGCTTGTGACACCCGCAAATTGGTACAGCAGATTGAAGTCGAATATCATGCTACGGGTCGCGCACCCCGTGGCATTCGAGGTTTGAATCCAGTCGCCGTGCGCCCCGCCGTCGAAGCCCATTCCAGCATCGCCGATGGCGTTGAAGCGAATGTCCCAATCCTGCGTCAGATCGGCAGACAGGTTCGTCCCCATCACGATCGGCTCGCTATAGGCGTTCCGAATGTGGTTATATTGAACGGTGGTTTTGCCCTTGCCGTTATTGCCGATCAACCCTTGGCCCGTTGACTGATTCAGCGTCGCGTTACCATTGATATCGCATTTGATAACGGTCGCGTTCGTGGTTGTGTTCTGGATTTCAACCGGGTTTTGGTTGTTGGTCCCGACCACGAATTTGCTATTCGAGAGCGTGTTGTTAGAGCCGCCTGTGAAGTTGACGGTCCAGCCGCCGCCGCCTGAGAAATCGTATCCATCGATCGTTACGTTACTGCCGGAAATGGTGACGATGTGCGTCGAGTTATTACCTGTAGCACCCGTGATCGTGGAAAGGATTGTGGTCGGGTCTTTGAGGTTGGCGTCGGTCGGATAGAGTGTGCGGTCAATACCGACAGCAAAGTCCACGCCTGCGACGTTCCAAGCGGGTCGAACGGCTAAGGTTCTTCCGTTCGTTTGTGTACCGGAACTTAAATCAAGCAAATGCGGAAACTGCGCCGTTCCAGCCGGCGCACCACTGGTGCCATCTGCAAAAATATTGCTAGCTAAACTTAAAAGGCCAACCGTCATCGCGTAACCCACCTATTGGGCTACGCCCTTACGCGAATTGCACGTTAAGCGTGGTTCCAACCGCAACGGCGGTCGCGTCGTTATCCGCCGCGACGTTGGTAAAGGTGTAGGAGATGGCCGTGCCGAACACGATGCCGACCGGGAAAGAAATGGCGATGCCAGCGCCGGTCGTCGCAACGGTCGGAACGGGAATGGTGTAAAGCGGAACGGTAGTGCCAACCACGACGCTTCCCGCGGCAAGGTTGTATATCTTAAGGTAGACCGGCGCTGCACCCGTATTGACAGCCTGCAGCCCGTAAAGCGTACCCGCGCTCGCCTTGATAGCAACTGCGGCAGGTGCGCCCGTGACGCTGAAGAAGTGTAGGTTCGTTGCGCCACCCGTGGCAGCAGCGGCAGGGTTGACAGGGATTGCCGATTGATTGCTGGCAATAACCACGGGCGCCGACGAAGCCATGACAGCCTGGCCGTTAGGATTAGCGCCAGACTTGATATTGATGTCTAGGGCGTTTGCCGTCGAAGTTAGAAGATTTCCAGAGCCGTCCGCCGTTCTAACTACACCGATGACCTTCGTGGTTTCTGCCGCAAGGGTTGATTGCGTCGCGAACGTTCCGGTATTGGTTACTGCGGTTGAAGGCGCGGTGTCTACAATGACGTGACCGATAACATTGGTACCTGCCGGCAAGGGCGAGGTAGGGTGTAAGCCGACTGAGAAAGCGGTATCGCCAGCAGCAACGGCAGTTGATGCCGCCTTGATCGTTGCAGTATTTACACCCTGCGTATCGACCAGGGTCTGAGCTGCAAAGAATGGTCCGGTTCCAGCTCCCGACTTATCGACTGCTAAAAGTCCGCCAACAATAGTTGCCGGCGTACCGTCTTTGGCGACGATGGTTGAAAGTGAAGATGGCATGTTAAATCCTTAGTAGAAAAACCAAGATTCGTTACCGGATGCCGAGAAGTCGGCAGTCAATGCGACAGTGCCGCCAGGTGGGGTAACAGTGATAAGGAATGCCTTGCTAACCACAGACCCAGCGCCGTTATCGGCCTTGATGGTGATAGGGTCAGAACCGGCAGAAAGTGACGCCGCAACCTTCAATTGGTTAGTTGTTATCGAAAACAGCGCGCCTGGGTTGCTCGTCAGCGAGAAGGTATATGCACCAGTTCCGCCCGTTACTGAAAGTGTCCCGATAACCGTTCCAACTGAAGCGGTTGATAAAACTGTTGCCGAGGAAAGATTGAGCGATATCAGGCTGCCGCCGCCGCTCATAATCGAAACCGCTGGATGCGGTCCAGTCCTAGAGCGGCGCGTTCTGCGCAACATCAGACGGCCTTAATCATCTCAAGCGTGATGTCGTATGAGCTATTTGCAGCGAACCCAACTGTAGTGAACTTGATAGCGCCATCCGCACCTGAGTTGTTAGGATTGGGAAGCCCGCCGAAATACTGATAATCAAAGGTGCCGAATCCAGATAGAATAAGTGCATCAGTCGGGGTTGTGGCGTTCCATTGGAGACGAACTGTTCCAGAGTTAACGGCAAACACAACGCGGGCAATCTTCAGATGAATTGACGAGTTGGCAGCAGCGACTTTGACAACCGCGCTTTCGCCAGTGCCGTCCGATTCATTGGTAAACTTCATGATGAAATTGCGCGGACCGCTTACGATGGTCTGCGATGTGACTGTATCGGCCATTTGATATCCTTAAATGAAAAGGGGCGAGCCCATAAAAGACTCGCCCGCGCTTAGGTGCTCAAATGGATTAAGCTGGCGGAACGCCAAACACACCATTGCTGATAGGCGTGACGTTCAAGCCAGCAATATTCAGCGTCTGGCCAATCTCAAGACGCTTAGTGCCGTCTGAAGCAGACTGAACCGCATAAGTGCCGCGGGCATCGCCCGTGCTTGAAGTGGCGGGGTTGGTCGTATCAGCAGCAGTAAAGCCAGTATTCGCGGTGATGCTAGTATTATTATAGATGATATAGACATACCCAAAGCTGTCAGCGCGAAGCGGGAATCCGTACACGTCACCCGTTCCGATCGTGACCGTTGAGGCAACAGACCCAGTATGAGTAACGCCAGTCACCCATTTGAACGCCTTCTTGCCAGAGGCAGTGCCAGCGTTGGCGCCCGTGATGGCTTCCGTCATCGGGAAACCATAGTAATCGAAGCCGTTCACAGTAAATGTGATGCCGGTATCATTACCGCCCGAGACAATACGCACGTTTCGTGAAAGCGCGTTGGCCTGGTCATAGAACCAAGTCCGATCGCGAATGCCGAACTTCTGATAAACCGGGTTGCCGTCTAGTGCGAGCGCACCAACTGGGATCGAAGTCAGCGAAGGCAATGCAAGGAATGCGGTCGCAAGAACCGTCACACCCGCGCCGGTCGTGGAAACTAGCGTAATTGCACCAGCGGCAGGGGACTGAGAAGCGGCAATGTTAACGGCTGAAATAGCAGACGGAACGGCGTTGACAACCATCGCGGTGTCATACCAGCCAATGATTGAAGTACCCGTGCCAGTACCGGCCGCAACGGTATTGTATTTATTCCAAGGTAGCCGGGAATCCTGAAGCCCAAGACCTCCACCATAGGAAAGCGAGGGGGCCGAGTCGGGCTGTTGAAGAGCGTTACCCAATGCGTTGCGCTGTTGAACGACGTGGGCAGGTGCAGTAAGTGCAGAACGAGCCATTAAAATAATCTCCAATAAGAGCGTGGCGTAATCGCCGGGACGCCCTCATCGGGCGCTAAAAGAAAAAGGGCGAGGATTTTATCCCCCGCCCCAAGTTTGCTGCTGTCTCACCCGTTCATGGGTGATGTTTAGGCAGCGTCAGACGCCAGCAGTTCCGTACAAGCCACGGAAATCCGACCAGCCAGCCGAATACCGCTCGTAAGAAGCGGCTTTTGCGTTTTTTGTGTCGAAATCGTTGTCCTGGTCAAACATCACAGCATCGCGCTCGTAGTACTTCATGCCTGCGGGAGCGTTCGTGCGGATGAACCACGCCGTTGCCGACGTAAAGTAATGGTTCATCTTGATCCCTTTCGGGAACACGTTAGTTGCCTTCAGCACGTTGACCGCGTTGTTTGAGGTGTCGTTCTGAAGCACTGACTTCAGGATACGATTGGCCTCATAGAACAACTGAACGGGTACATGGAGCGATTGCGGCATCAGAGAAACAAGCAAGCCGCGACCGTTTTTGGCCTGCATGATCTGAATAGCCAAATCTTCAATCGCCGCTTCGGACAAGTCAGCCGCAGTGGTCATCTGATTTGACTGGTTGCCGCCTGTAGTGGTCGGATGCGCGGTGTTGATGAGCGAAACGCCATCACCTCCGGTGAACGAGGAGTTGAACGCCCTGTTATAGACGTTCGATACCACGTTTTCCTTGGTCTGCCGCATGGAGAAGGCGAGTTGTTTTGCACGCCGCTTCGATACAACCTCGTAGAGATCGTCGCGAAGTTCTTCATACGTCACGATATAACCAAGCGCGTAAGCGACATGGGTATATCGAGTTACCGCGCCCTGCGATTCAGTGTCGTAGTTGATCGCGGTGCCCTGGTTCTTGATCGGAGCCAGGCCGAAACCGCTGATTTCGACATCTTCCTCATAGGCCTTGTCGGAAGTTTCCTTCTCGACGAGATCGACCCACTCTTCCGGGTGCTCGGTATACGACCGGCCCCACCATTCCTTGATGCCGGGCCAAAGTGCTTTGGGATGATTGCCAGTAGAAATAACAGCCATTTGTCAATCCTCCCTCAAGTCACGCCAGCGATCTGGTTAGCCCAACGAGAGTTGTTGAGTTTTACCAGCCACTTTGCATTTTGTTGTGTATTGGCAACCGAACCGATGGTGTTATCGGCCTGTTGCAGCGGCATGACGATTTTCACGTCAAGCGTATTGGTCGTCGCCACGGTGGAAGACGCCATTTGCCAGCCCGAAAATCCCGTGGTGGTCGAACCTGAACCCGAAACCAGGTTCGCATTCTTACCAGCCCAGAGATTGGCTGCCGTTGCCTGTGCGCTTGCATCGTCCTGAACCATGTGGAGCAGGTTCGGATCGTCCGCGACAAGGATGTACTGCGCGGTAGATGCCGGGCGGTATACGTTCAGGTCACGGGTAACAGCGATAACCGGCTGGCCAGCATCAACGATGCCAACCATGACGCCGAGAATCGGAGAGCCAACAGTGGCCGCGATAACTGACGGAACGCCGTTGGTATCGTTAGAGCCGGATTTGATATCGACCGGGTCTCCGATGAAAAGTGCAGTCGCGTAAGACGACGGCACGAAGTAGATATTGGCGGAGCCATTGTACATGCCTCCCCAAGTGTAGCGATAGGGAATGAGGCCCCTCGCGACGTTTGCGTTTGCCATGATTAATCCTTATGGCTTGATGGATTTCGCGCAACAATGGCGCGGATGAATTTAGTTGCCCTGACGGATCGTAATGCCTTGCTGGCCCACGTATCCCTTTTCAGGAGCTTCGAACTTGCCGCGACGCATCAGCTCTTCTCTCTCTTCGATGATCGCCTGCTCAAGTTTCATGTCTTCGCTGTACCATTCCTCGGGTATTCTCATGAGATACGCCGTCAAGGGACCGCCCTCTGGGGAAGTGCCGACAACGCGACTCACGTTCTTGCCGTCCTTGTCTTTCACGTGCTCGTATCCGGCCTCTGTGGCGCGGTCTATGCGGCCCGGAATGTCGTTAAACCAATGGTCGTGAAAGCCCTCGCGCTTTTCATACGCCATTTTGAGCTGCATTGACCCAAACGGCTTTCGTTCCGGCCGCTTGGGTAAATCAGTCTGTACCGCTGCTGTTTGTGGCGCGATCGTTCCTTGCGCCGCTTGTCCATCGCGATACTTCGGTGGCCTAATGCCTTCGTGCATATTATTTTTCCTCAATCCCATTCGTAATTTTTGCAATAATCTTCCCGCGTGTATTTCGGGATCGTTCTTACAAACTTGTCGCAGGCCTTCTTGGCTTCTGCCGGTAGATCGTCATAAGACCGGCCAGCCTTCCTGCGAGGCTGCGCAACCCCGCCAGGAGTGCTTACAGCGCCCGCATCATCCCGCTTGGGATTAATGCCGAACTTGTCGGGAAAGCGATCCATGGTCTTCTGCTTGGTTTCAGCGAGCAATTCAGACTTGCTCTTGCCTGGGAATTGCTTTTCAAGATCACCGAATATCTCGACCGAATAGGCGCGAAGCGATGGTGATTTATTAAACCACTCGTTTTCACTGATCCAAGCCTGAATGGAAGGATCAGCCTGAGAGTCTGTTTTAGTCTCAACCTTTGGCGTTACTTCTTTATTGAGGGCATCAATCTGGCCCTGGGCCTGTCTGGCGCCATCGATATCCGCCGTGGCAATCGCTGCGTCCCGCTTGGCCTCAAGCTCAGTTTTAGCCCTGTTATAGGCCCTCTCTTCGGCTTTAGTGGCGAACTCAGCGAATTGACCGAAGGTCTTTTCCTGCTCTGCCAGCTTTTTCTCAAGGCGAGACATGGATTCATGTAAACGGTCGTTGTCACGCTTGAGCAGCGGCAACAGAGATTCGCCACGCTCCAGGAACTCTTCGGCCGACCTGTGCTTGTCCGGATCGCCCTTGAAATCTTCTTTTGGAACCCAGCCTAAACGACGGGCTCTGGACTCAGCCGCATTCTCGCCGGATTGCTCCAGCGTTTCTGTCTCGCTCATGATTTTTCCTGAAGTTATTTCTTAGATGACTTGTCTTTGTCGTCAGTTCGCAACCAGGCCTTGATACCTGGATATCTTTCGCCAGCTTCTTTGCACTTCGCGCACGGTCCAATGACACCATGCAGGCAGGAAGATTCACTCATTTGCGAACGCCGCCGATGCACTTGTCATCAACTAGGCGGTATTCCACGCCATCATCACCTAAGATGATCTTGCCTGCGTACACGTCGAAGAAAACGCGATCTCCGGCCTTTGGCTTTTCGCCAGCAAATGGCCGTGTACGGTCAAAATTCCAGCTAAACGCATCGTCGCCAAGAGCGATAATTACGCCGGACGAGGCTGATAATTGCGCCCGTTCCACAACGGCATCAGGAAGCTTGAGTGTCCCTGAGCTTTCCGCCGCAATATCTGGACGGACTAGAACGCGATCGCCAATTGGAACACATCCGCTTTCATTCTTACCGAAGAACGGAGCTGGAATGTAAGTCGCGCGTTTGACTGATAGTACCTTCGGATTAAGCGCCATTTGACGCCCCGAAGTTACTGATTTCAGCCCAGCCAGTTGGCATAATGCTGTTCGGATACCCAAGCGCATTAACCAGAGCGGCCATAATGGCGCTCTTAGCTTCGCCAATATCCATGGGGCAGCGAATTAACAGCCCCTCAGCATTAGTCATGGATTTAGCTGCCTCAACTAACGCGTCTGCTGCCTTGGTAACAAGCTCGTCATCCACTCTTGCTGGCATCTTCCTGTATTTCCTCTCGTTCCTGATAGAAAGCCTCGATCGCCTCGAAAGGCAGATCGCATATTTCCTCTAACTCGATGATTTGACCGCGAACCGTCTCTGATAGGTTCTTGGGGTCGCTTAGCCACATCTCAAGCGCGGCTGACTTTAGAAACGCCCGCTTGCTAATGAGATAGTCAAAGAACCACTTTGTTACGGGCTCGTGCTTCCAGAGGCCGTATTGTTCTTTTGTGATCACTCAAGCCGATCCAAAAACATCCAAAATGGAGAGCTTGGCAGGAGGATATCCGTGCTCTTACGATCATCCCAAATAAGCTCAATCCAGTTTTCCGAACCGAAAACATTAAAAACCACGCCCTTGATCGCGGTTCCGTTATGTACTCGATCACCAACCTTTAGTTTTTCAGGATTCATAATCATTGCCTCACGGCGCTCCCCTGCGTAGCCGCAAACCCGGCGCTCGGACTCACCCGCCCATTCCCATCCGGGTCAGCCCTTGCCATCTCATCGTCAGTGCTTGGCGGTACACCGTTCGGAATCGTCGCGGGATGCTGCAAATGCGGCGGTGGCGGACCTTCACCGCCAGGTGATTGGCCCTCAGGAGTCGGCTGCGTCTGTGCGTCGAACTGCTTTTCCCAAATCCGCAATTGCTGATCCAGCCAGTTTATATGCTGATCGCCTACCACGGCATCGGCTTCCGCAAGTGCCTTGATCGCCCCGGCATAGGCCGCAACCTGCTGCGCTTTCTTCAGGTTGACGTTGGCGACCGCTTCCTTGTCCTTAAGGTCAAGCTCCATGCCCTTTATGGCCACGACCGGATTAGGTGGCGTCTGCCTGACAATAAGCTTTTCAATCTGGTCGATATCCGCAGCCTTTAAGGCGCGTTCTAATATCTCAACCCCGTTCATGTTCGGATCATTCCTGAAGCCCAACAGGAACTGCGCCCGCCCCATTCTCTGCATGTCAGAGACCATGGTGGGATCTGATACGGGCTCAACGCCGGCGCCCAATACATAGTCCTGCTTAAGAATGACCTTCCAGGTATCGCCAACCTTGTATTGCGACTGCTCATCGCCATAGACGCGGTTCAAACGATAAAGCTTGTTCAGTTCGCTCTTCAGCGCCCTATGAACGCGCTTATAAATCGCCGTGAAGACCTTTAGGCCCTGCTCAATAAGCGCCAGCGTCGTAGTTGCCGGAACATTTGCGCTGTTCTTTTGATCCCCGGTCAGAACATCCTTTACCGCCGCGATCTCTTTTCCGGCCTCTACCAGAAAGCCAAGCAGCTCAAAAAGAACAGCAGACGGACCAGCCGCCGGGAATGGAACAAGGCTATCTTTAAGCGATGCCCCGCTAGAGTTAACAGTCTTCCATTCACCTAATTGAAACCGGATCGCTCCGGCATTCATGCTTAGGCCCTTGCCTATGAAGCCTCCACCAGCGTTTTGTAGTGTGCCAGCGTCAATGAGTTGGTTAAGTACAGTGTTAATAGACTCATTGATCGGGCGTAGGAGCTGACCGAAGCCAAGCGAATACACTCCTCCATCGGGATTAGGGATGAAGTCGTATTTAGTGTAATAGTGAATTGGCTCGATCTTCGCGATCTTGTGTGTTCTGCCATTGAAGTGAATCCCCTCTTCATCGTATCGCGCTACAATCCTGACAACCTTGCGGCTACGCTTGTGAATAGTGACGATATACGGTTCTGGATAAGTATCCCCGTCCAAATCCCAATAACGATGCTGTTCAAGGAACTCGTGCGGCTTGTCCTTGTCGCCTTGCGAGTTCTCAGGCTCCCCATAGGGTAGTTCTGGCCTTAACCAGAGACCTGCACGCTCGTTTTCGATAATCTCCCAAGGATAGAACTCAAGCTCCTCAGTGCCACGAGGCGCTGTTTCCATCGATTTAGCATGATAGTTCACCACAAACTTGAGTGGCGACACCATCACCGAGACATTGCGGCCTTTCGCGGGATCAAAATAGGTCTTTCTAAACACCGTTCCCACAATGGGAAGTAAGTGCAAAAGCTGATCTGTCTCAGGCTCCCATTCCGGCTGCTCGTCGAGGAGCTGCCAGGACATATGCTCGCCAATGCCGTCAGCCCTTGAGCGTTTGGCTCCCGGTGGAGTCTGCCAGACCGGCACAGGCCCTTGTGGGCCTTGCTGCATAACTGGTTGACCCGTACGCGGGTCTACCTGCGGAGTACCGTCGTCATCGCCCACGACCACGCCACGAACAATGGAGCGTCCATTGACAATAGCAGGATAAGCACGGGCAGCGAATTGGGTCGCAGCTGTAGTAACCAACGGATAAATGACATTCGCTGCCTTCGGCCATGGGAACTGCTTCTCCTTGGCAACCTGCATTGCCAGTTCCATTGCCTCCTCGGTGCGCTGTTTCCAGTCAGCACGAGAGGTAACATCTACGTCATACTCTTTGATGACCCTTTCGCCGATTTCATCAAGCAGCGTTTGGTCTAGGTCTTCCGCGATATTCTTGGATTTGATCCACTGCTGGAGGCGCTGTACTTGCTCTTGGTCTGGCCCTGTCGGCTGAGTATTTTGCACAACAGCTAGTGAATTAGCTGGCATCAGCCCTCAGTTTCCTTATCGCCACCAAATCAATCATCGGACCTTCGCCATTGATAAATATCGCATTGGGATGCTTTTCACTTCCACGAATAGCGCGGCCGTCACTGATAGCTCGCTCTAGATAGGCCGCGTCTTCCTTGCGCTGCATAACGATAGCTGCTGCATATTTAAGAAATTCAGGAGAAGGGCCGAACATCAATATCCCGTCACGCTGTTTCGAGCGGTCACGTAGCCATTCTCATTGCGTTCAATCTCGCGCAGCTTTCGTGAGTACATAACCCATTGGTCAACCAGCTTGGGATCGCTCTTGCCATTGCTAAGCTTTTGTTCAATGGCTACCATTTCCTCGCGCAATGTCGCAGCGTCAAACATCAGGAACCATAAATATCGAAGCGGCGATAAAGTTTTCCCGCTAAATCCCTAATCATGCGGCCAATCCACTCTGGCACGCTATACTCAAAGCCGCGCCTTGATGCCTTATCGTATAAAGTATTTTCGGCCCCCGGCATCTTCAGATCAGCCAATCCAAATCCATGTTCCATGCCTAATACCCCGTTATGCTCGATCTGGTGCTGTCCGAATACGCGGTATCGCCAAACATGCTGTCAATCGTATCGGGTGCCTGCGGCTCATAAACAATCGCCATTAGCCCAAATGCATCCGCAGCATGGCTTGACCAATCATGTTCCGGCCCAAGCCCGACATTGCGGTTTTCATCCCGCTTCTCATGATAGAAGCCAAGCGCATCCCTACCCGCTTCCGTCTTGACCTCATCGAACCAGCAGCGTGAGAATATACGTCTAGCTGCCTCAATCCGCATTGCAGCAGCCCCCATGCCCTGGTTGCCAACTACTTCGACATTAAACCCAGCCTCATACAAATGATGGGCGTAGGTCTTGCCAGTCACGGCGTTAGAGTGCCCGCCGTCATGAGGAAGATAGCAAACCGCATGGTCGTATTTTTTGCGCCTCAGCTCATTGACATAGTAAGCTAAGACCTGTCCGACGCCCTCGATATAATCTACAACTCGGATTTCCTGTCCTGCCCATTGGACAATCCAGATGGCCATAGCGTCAGCCTTTGCCCCGGCGCCACCGAGATCGAAAAAGGCCCGCAAGGGCAATAGCGGATCAAGGGCAACCCTTCCAATGCGCCCCTGCTGTCGTGCTTCCAGAAGGTTTGAAGCAAAGTAGGCGCCCTCGAATGCCTTGGCGTATTGGCCTTCCCAGATATGGTCGTAGCGATCTGAGTATAGCTTTAGATCAAGCTGGCGCTCTTCTTCAAGAACTGCCGGAAACCACGGATTATCCCGCCAGTTGGCCTCAACAACCAACGAACCCTCTGGCTTCTTTACCCTTAGAAAGTCGTCAATGGCGTCAACCTTGCGCCTTGGGTTCCAGCTAGCCCAAATCTCCGAACCCTCAGAGCGGATCGTCGGACGAAGCAGCGCAAGAGACCGTTCACTGAGCGTCTGGGCCTCTTCAACCCAAGCCCGATTGAATCCCTCCAGCGACTTGATCGTTTCCGCAGTCGCATCCTGCATACCCTGGAATACGATTATCCCGCCGCCACGGCTTTTAACCTGAGCTTCTTGCACCTCAAAGTGCTTGCCAAGCCCTAACGCTTGTATCTTGTCCTCAATCAGTCGCTTGGCAGAGTCCTTGAGGCTTTTCTGAACCTCGCGAATACAAACCGATCTAAAGCCTGGATTATGGTAATGATCATCAACTAGCATCTCTGCAAAGAAATGGGACTTTCCGCTTCCTCTGCCCCCATGTGCGCCCTTATAACGAGAGGGGCTTAACAGCGGGGCAAATACCCTAGCTGTCGGAACCGTCCTTTGGGTCAACGATCTTCCTGACTAGCGGCTGTAATATTACCTGAAATGCTTCGTCTTCGTCGTTCTTGAGCGGCTGTGGTGCCTTGCCGTCCAATCGGTCAGCTATTTCCTTGATCGCAGCCAAACCATCCTTGGTCTGTGCCTGAGCGATTAGATTTCGCGCAATCAAACGAAGCGCCTTATGATCTTCGCCGGCCGCCAAGAGCTCCATTTTCAGGACATCCCTGAATGGTTTTGGCCTTGGCCCCGCCGCTAATTGATTTCCTGCCTCAAATGCCATGTTGAAACATTGCTAAGTATTTATAAATCAATCGGTTCGGGGATTAGGCACACCCATGTCGTGCGGGCCGTGATCGGGATGCCGGGTCACGCCATCGTGGCTGCGCTTGCTGTCCTTCAGCCAGCCCTTTTTGCTATCGCCGTAAGCGTCGTGCTTGACGCCGTTCTTGTAGGGGGTCTCGATCTTGTCGCCTTCCATAACGTTTTCGCCTCTTGCCAGTCGTTGATGAAGTCTCAGTTGATCGTCGCTCATTCCAAATCTCCAAAATTATTGCGCTGGTAAATCGCCCGCTGTTCGTCGTACCAAGCCAGAGTGTATTTCCCGGTAGGGAACATACCCCAGTGAGACAGGCTGATCATGTCCGCATGTCCATATCTCATACCCTTGATGGTGTTCACTTGATGCCGCCCAGCATGGATATCATATACCTACGAGCCTTTCACGGTAGGCTCGGCATCGTGCAAAGGGTCTAGCGAAGGACCGCCGTTCGACATGAGGTTAAGCGCTTCCTCGATCGCTTTCAGCTCGCTATTTGCATCCGCCAGGATCGCATGATGTGGCGCAAAGGCGTTAGCCGTCTTTGCCTTCATCGCGTCTTCCTGCGCAATCAGCGAATCGGCCTCTGATTCCATGTTGGTTGCCACGCGCTGGGCAACGCCACGAGCCTGAAGAAACTTGCCCTTCAGCCTGTCTAGTGGTGTAGTCATGATGACCTTCGTGTTTTCTGTGCGAACCAATGTGTTTTTAAGAGCAAGCACAATTTCCGCATTGCTGGCCGCCGGTCCAACTTCAAGGACCTTGCCATCAATCCTCAATAACTGATGGCCGCTAGGTTCGTATTCGATTTGTAGATTTTCGTGGCCAGGAATGTCCTTGAGTGCTTCCCGCATATCGTGCAGTTGCATCTCGCGTGTCTCTCGTCTGGTGTCGAAAACTGCTATGCTTAACCGCGCGGCATACCAATCAAGATCATGCCTTGATATTTCTATAGCCAACTTCAGGCGCCCCGTTTAGGCCGCAACATGCCGTGCTATACGTCCTGAAATCACCCTTGCCGCAGTAGAGATCCCTGCCCCGGCTATCCGGCTCATAAGCCGCAGAAGCGTATGGGCAGCGCTGACAGCCAAACCCAATGCCGTTTGCAGCTACACCATAGCCAGCAGATGCTATCGACTTCTCATGAAGCCGCATTTCAGGATCGCCAGCATCGATATTTTCCCAATCGCCGCAGCTGCCGGCCTTGAGATTAATAGCTAAAATCTTGACCAATAGGCATTTTGTGCCGTCAGCCTGGTTGCAGCGACCACAATTGTACCGGCCGTCCTCGTCATAGGTTCTGGTATTGCCGGTATACATATCGGCAAACTTGAAATGACTGGCGAACCGCTCCCGGTTATGGTTTTCGGTAACTTCCCGCTCTGCGCTATCATCATCGGGCTGGACGAAAAGACCGTTCTTCCGCTTGGGGTTTAGAATCTCGCGGTCGTTATCGTCGTAGCTCACGCGCTATCCTTGTCAGGAGCGACATACTCGCTAGGAGCGGTATCAATCCATCCGAGGCTGGATTCGTAAATCACCGCATCGTTGCCCATCAATGCTTGATTGAGGATTTCCAATGCTTGCTTCTCAAGGTCTCGCTTGTCCGGCTTGGATTGATAATCGCGCATGTTGAATATCTGGGCGGTCATTGAATCCTCTGAATGGTTTCGCGCGGCACATCGCTGATACGACGCTCTGCGCACGTAGTCTGCGCTTCATGGGGGAGATGTGGCGTCGTGGGTAGCTGATGGCCGCGCGAACGATAAGGCCTACTTGAGGCCATCTTCGGCCCAGATGATCCACTTACGCAGACCCTCTAGACCATATTGCTTTACAAACGCTAGGGTTGCGGGAGAATCCTCCATCGGATGCCCAGCATGTTTAGAGCAGTTTTCACTAGCCGTTATGACCCGCAGATTTTGGTGAACGTGAAGTCCACAACAAAGCCTGCCCTGAACCGGATAGTAATGGTCTACGTGGTGTTCGATGCCAGTTTCCGCCGTGAGGCGCTTAGCTTCTTTGTAGATTTCCCTGATCTTGTCGCGGTCGCGCCACGCTGGCGTAGCGTTGATCATCCTTGACCATCGTTTTGCGCTCGACCCTGGAGAGGCTAAACGCCGCGCTTGATTCTCTTCTGCTATGCGACGTTTTGACTCAGCGCTCCATTCTCGATGCGCCAGAGCAACACAGCGGCCGCAAATTCCGTCAGGTCCGATTTCCGAGGCTGGGATCAATTCTTCGCATTGAGTGCAATTAAGAAGCCGAAGAAATCTCGTTTGGCCCCGATAATCCCTTATTTCATAGACATTATCAGCCATCGCGCGAACGATGGTTGACCAATCTGCTACGTGTTTTCGGGGTGCGCCCAAGGCCTAATCAAACCTCTTGCGAGCCTCTGTTATGTACCTGATTCGCCGGACCGTCAAGGAAAAAGTTCCTATAGGAAGTTATTCACAACTTTCCCTGAAACGGTCCATATCTTCCTTGGTATAACCCAGCGCTTGGAGAAGGAAGAACCCCGTATTACTAGCTGCACAAGCGCATTTCTCAGCAGTTTCATTCTCTACCGCTGTGTTGAATTGTGAGATATTCCGGCGGTACCCCTCAGAATGGTCGCGCGCCACTTGGTAAATCTTCCTGCCAAGCTCCTCCCGGTCCAACATCATTGTTCCTCCATCGCAAAGCCATATACCTCAGCCAAACAGTGCAAGCATTCCTGAAACCGCATTCCAAAATACTTTTCCCAACGCTCCCCCGACAACCCCCTTCGCACGCATACCCGAGACATCGTTAGCCCGTAAACCAGAACGTCATGGGCGAGCGCACTCCCATCCTGCCCTAATGCCCCATAGACCCGTTTTAACCGATGGGCGGCCTTCCTTTGCGCTTCAGTGATGGGTTCAGGCATCAATCCCCCGTCTACCGCTTCCTTGCTCGGATCAATCGCTTTCGGTCCCCTTTCCGCTGTTTCAAAATCATGCTGGAACGCCCGGCCTCCCTGGTATTGCGCCTCGTCGATATGATGCCTCGCGTGAAGCCCCGCCAACGGATCGTTTCGGATCGAGCGCATGACGTAGAGCTTCCCACCGGCCTCCAGGGGGTCGTCTATTTCGATTGGTGCCACGATGGCATTGCGAAGCAGATCGGTTGTTCGGCGGTCATGGATTTTCAGGTCGTTCGGTTTTTGTCGTTTTGGACGTGCCATCATGCCCTCGCAAATTCGCCGAAGATTTGGTAGGCGGCTCGCTGATAGGCTTCGCTAGCTTCCTCCACTGTTGAAAAACTGCCTAAATATCTTTGCTTTCCTCGAATACCTATTCCAGCAACATACGGACGTAAACGACAACGGCTATTGAAATAAACACCCTTTACGCCAATAAAATTATTGGTCTGAACGCGTCTGTTCGCACCGTTTTGGGAGTTTGTTGCAAGTCTAAGATTATCCCACTTATCATTAGCCGGGTTCGTATCTTTGTGATCTACCTTGCGAGCTGGCCAATCTCCGGTCATATAAAACCAAGCAAGCCGGCCAGACCTATAGTGCTTACCTTTGATAATGATGATGATATAACCATCCTTATCTAAACTTCCCGCGACTGAACCGATGCGGGTTTTTGCCGAGCGTTTGACTAGGTTAGTCCATATCCCAGTATCTGGATTGTAGTGCAAAATCTGCTTCAACAATTCTAAAGATATTTCTGCCACGTTTTACCCCGTGATGCTTGAGTTAAACGCGGTCACACTAATGAGAAAATGATAGCTATAATTCCAAGAACAATAGCAAAAACCATCATAATATGATTTCTGGTTTCAATCCTGTTCGTCTCGCCCTGCATCCGCATTAACATCATGCGGCGATCGTGGCGCTCTTGCTCTGCGTCCCTAGTCATCGTTAAAATCCCCTCAGTTAATCATCAAATCCAGCCAGAACATAATCGGCCAGAGCATCAAGTTCACTGGCTTGCGCTCCGGCAGTTTCAGAATCTTCGCCTCGTGCTTTTCAGGTTTGCAAATGCGCGAATAGGGAAATTCAAGGATCGATGCTGTCATAGAACTTGGCCTCCGCCTTGTTGCTCTTTGAACATTCCGGTTTCTGGATCGACAAGAAAAATACAGCGTCCAGGCCTCCCGGCGTGCGGCTGTTCCCTTACTTTAGCGCTATAAACGGTGGTTTCTGCGCTTCCTGGCTCGTGCGATACGATCAACCCGTTGTCGCATTTGTTGAACCAGTTCATCGATCCTTCGATATCGGAAAGCTGTACATCGCGTCCCACCGAGGCTTTCGTTGGATGAGCCACGATAAACATCGTGCAGCC